TGAAAAATATTAAATGTAATGTAGTTATGTTAACTACTGAAAATCCAAGTGAAATTGCTTTAGATATAAAAAATAAATGGCTATATAAAGGTCATAAATTATCTTACAATCACCAACATCTTTATATCACTTCATCTGATGAAATAAAAGAAGGTGATTGGGTAATTAGAGAATTTGATAATACTATTATTAAAGTAAATTCTCAATCAGATCATAAACATTATAAACATAATAAAATCATTGCTTCTACTAATACAGAACTTATCAAAGATGGTGTAGATAAAATTGGATTTTCTTTTATTGATGATTACATATTTGAATATAATAATGGTAATATTCTTAAAAAAGTGAATGTTGAATATGACTCTATTTTACAATTTGAAAATAATCCAGAAATGTATGGTACAGGAATGTTTAATAAACAACTTCCAAATGTAGATAAACCAAAACTCCGTCCAGATGGTACTATAATTATTCATAGACTTCAAGAAGTATATACTAAAGAAGATATGAAGAAATCATATAATGCAGGATTTAAAAATAGATTTGATTTTGAAACTTGGTTTGATAAAAATTATTAAACACACAAAATGTCTTGTAGCCAAGGGTTTCTAGAAATAGGTGGATAATCCTACGACACTATTTTAATATGAAATATACATCAAGAGTAAGTGGATTTGAAATGTAACTTTTGTGTGTTTAATTAAAATATTACCAGATAAGTATAGTTTTCTTATTACATGAGTCTGGTAAAAAACTATCTGCTGAAGATGAAATATTTACTACAAGAGAGTGTGACGTAATAGTATGCTAAGATACGTTTTTCATTGTAAGATATACAGTATTAAATACAGTGTGATTGCCATTCCATAAATAGGCTCATAAGAAGTATATTCCACTTAGAAATGGACAGATAGTTTTAAATATTAAAAATACCAACTATGGTTTTCAAATTGATATGGTTATAGATAATTGGAGTGGTTATAAGTTACGTAGAGTATACCCAGACTAACATCTATTATAAAAAGAGACGTGACCAAATATTTGAATGAATAGTAAACGGTTAAACATTAAATACCGTGTGTAAATAGACTGAGTCCGTGCTACCGAGTAGTTTAGAAGGATAGTAATTTACACAAAAGATACTAATCCTGAAAAGGATCTGGATATTGTATACAACATCGAGTTTGTAATGTGATTCAGGCTGTAAAGCTAGATGTACAGAATCCTTGAGAAAGATACGCAATAGTGAGGCATGTATGCTGCCAATGTACAAATGAGTTCTCAGCAATGTAATTAAACGTGTGTGAATTCAGTATTCCTCCGTAACACACAGCAAGGAGGTATTTAATTACAGTGATCCTAATAGTTCGGCTAAGGATGCTAACTTAAATTTACCAGTAATAATAACAGGAAATGGAAATACTGTTATTGTAAACAATGGCTACCATGTAGATCGTATCCTAGGAACGTAAGTATAATATTAAGTTTGGATGACTCTTTTCTTCGTATTATAAAACGTACCAGTCCTATGCTAATCGTAAGTAGCTATTAACTCTCTTCAAGATTAAATTCTTGGGAGAGTTTTTATTTTAAACTAAACAAACTAAAAAGATATGAAACATAAAAATAAAGAAAATGAAATTATAATAACCCAGTTTAAATCAAGATTTAATGGTAGATCAATAAAAAGCAAAAGTGATTTTTTTTTAAAACCTATTACATATAAAGTAGAATATAATTGTTTAATATTTAAACATGTTTTTTCTGAATATAGAGGTAAAACAGTTACTCCAGGAAATCATAGTCCTTCAAATAATAACCATAATTTTTTAATATATGATGAAAACATTCCCTTAGGAGTATTTGAAATAGATGAAGATTCTACTGAAGATGAATTAATTGTATACTTTAAATAAATAATATTATGATATCAGAATCAAAATATTCTTTAGGAGAAACTGTTTATTTTATGCAGGATAATAAAATATGTAAATCAACGATTACTTGTATATGTTTCCCTACATACTGGAAAAACACTAAAAAAGAATTACAACAAACTAGTTTTACTTATAGGTTAAAATGTAATACATTTAAAAGTAATTCAGATATACCAGAATGCTGGTTGTTTAAAACTAAAACATTATTACTTAAAACATTATAACCTTATTCTTTTTTAGAATTAAAACAACAAACAAATGGAAACAATAATAATACTAATAATTTTAATGGGATGTATAATATTACATTATTCATTAAAAGAAAAAGATAAATCCACATACTACACTGTAAAAAAAATTACTTGGTTATCAAGAGATGCTCCTTTTGATTTTGGTTATGGTAATGGATATGTAGGAGTAAATAAAAATCATCCTTGTTATGGTAAATCATATGATGATGTTCCTGTAGATGTACATGGAGGAATAACATATGCTGAATTACATGGTGATTATTGGGTATTTGGATTTGACACTTGTCACTATACTGATACATTAGAAAAATGGCCTTATGAAAAAGTATTAGAAGAAACTATTTATTTAAAAAATCAATTAAAAGAATTATACTAACAATGAAATATAAAAACTTAAAACTAGCAAAATCTACTTGTAATTCTTGTGGTTGTACTAAAGAAAATACAGTAGTAACACAATTGTGTTTAGAATGTTTATTTAACAATTAAAATAATGAATAAATTAATAAAATTATTATTAGGTATATTAATATGTATTATATTGTTATTAATATATTGGATATCAATATCTTATTTATTATTAGATATAAATCCACTACACTGGAGCGGATTCTTTAGATTTACTACAATTATAGTAGTAGGATCATTACTTACAATGTTAACAGCATTTATATTAATAAAAGATATTTAAAACTTTAACAAAAACTAAACAAACTATCATGAAAAAACTATTATTATTATCTTTATTAATACCAAATTTATTATTTGCTGTAATTGATGTTAAATCATTTGGAGCTAAAGGAGATGGAATACAAGAAGATGCACCATTTATTAATTTAGCAATTGCATCTGCATTGTCAACAGGACAAGATTTATTTATTCCTGCTGGTGTGTATTTATGTAATTCTATAGCGCCTTCATCAAAAGGCTCTATTGTACTTAATCAATACGGTGTTAAGTCAATTAAAATATACGGAGAGGCTGGCACTAGATTAACAACATCGTTAACATCTGGCTGCATATTGCAAGTTTTTAACAAGGCAAAAGATGTAATTATAGAAAACATATTCTTTCAAAGCACACACCCTATTACGCAGAATCAAACCAACGCAGTTTATTTACAAGGTCTTTCTGGCAATGGAATAGAAGATGTTATATTTAGCAACTGTAAGTTTGAGGGATTTAGTACTGCCCTATCTTTAAGTGGTTGTAAAAATGTACTTATAGAAAATAATGTATTTAATGCTCCGCTTGGCCATGATAATGCTCAAGACAATACAGCTCCAGCAGTATTTATATGGATGGCAGACAATGCTAATGGACAATGTTATGATATTAGAGTAGTTAACAATGTTGCTAACGGATTTACTGGAACAGACATAAATGCTACTGTGACAAAACGTCCTATGGATGGATTTGTATATGGATCAGGGTATGGTATACTTGTTTCTGGTAATATAACTAGAAATTTGTGTGAAGAACACATAGCAGTAAGTCCTAATGTTATGTACCCTAATCTTAATTATCCTGTGTTAATTACTAATAATATGTTTTATCAAGGATTACCTACAAGTTGCATGAGAAGCCCAGGAGTTCCTATACAGTCAAATTATGGAATACGTACAGACATAAGCAACGTAGTTATAAGTAATAACATATTCTTTGATTATACAACAGGTATATTAATATTACAAAGTCAATATCCAACAGCAAAACAATTTGGATATACTATACAAAATAACACAATGTTCTCACCTAAAGGATCTAACTACAACATGACGTATGCTATATTAATTAGAGGAACAGTAGGTAATTCAGTATCTAACACTATTATAACAGGTAATCAAATAACTGTTGAAGAAATACAATTAAAAAGATCAGTTCAAGTTATTTCATTAAACGACATGAACAAAATTAATTTTACAAATAATACAATATTTACAAATAATATTACTTTAAATGGATTTACATTTCAACCTACAGTAATTTTAAGATGTACAAATATTTATTCTATAGGTAATAATACATATTAAAATATGAAAACATGAAAAATTTATTACGCACTAAAATTTGGATAGGTGGCGATTCAGAATTATCAGAAAAAATACAAAAAAAATTATTTGAATTAGGATATGGTTGGGGTAATTGTTTAGAAAAAACCATTATAGAATGTAAGTCTATTTTTATAGAAACAAGTTTTTCATTAACATACGCAAATGGTAAAACATTTTTTAATAATAATGATTCTTATAAAGAAATTTTCTTATCAGATTTATTTGATGAAGAAGATTTATCTAAAGTTCCTTATACTGAATGGAAAGTTGGAGATACTGTTGAAAGAATAGTAGATCTAGGACATGCTTTAAAAAAAGGACAACGAGTTGTTATAGATAAAATAATTAATAACGATACACGTTATATTTATTTTAAAGGATATACTGACACATTTGATTTTAACACATTTTTTAAATTAGTAAAAAGAGCTTCAACTGTTCAATCAGATATTCAAGATAATTTTATATTACCTGAGAAATGGTGTACTCAACATACACAAGAAGTTGTAGATTGGCTTATAAAAATAGACGGTAATAATCTAAATGCTTGGAAAGCATATCCAAAATTATTTACACATTTTACAGGTTTAACACGAGTACCCGCACCTGTTAAAAATGAAATAAAAGATGGTTTTACATTTGTAACAACAGAACAATTTAAAAAATACGTTCTTAAACAACTAATAACAATTAATCAATTAAATAAACAATTAAATACAATAGAAAATGACACAAATAAAGAAAATATTAACAGCAAAAGAATTACTGAATCAATCAACAGAATCAGCGGAATTAGTTCAACAAGAGAGGAACTTAGAAGATTCAACTATGGCTTTGAAAAGAGCTATCGAAGACAAAGAATTGGAATTGCGGAAACTGGAAGCAGACGAAGATAAACGAGTTAAAAAGTTTATTGAATCTCAAGATGCAAATGTTTTATTAAATGGTGGTAAAATGTTTACTATTAAAGAAGAAATTTCAGAATTAAAAAGAATTCAAAAAGAACGTAAGTTCTAAAAACAAAGACATATATAGCTCAATTGGTAGAGCATTAACATTTTATGTTAAAGGTTATCGGTTCAAATCCTTTTATATGTCCGAATGCGGATCATTGCCGCTCGCTGATCGAGATTATGGTAAAGTCCTCTGATGGGTTCAATTCCCACGTTACGTTGTAAATGGTGAAAGGAGATTATAGAGTAGGAGATACGAATAAAACCATCCTACTCTATTTATTATTAAATTAAATTTACAATGAGTACAAAAGGAATTAAATCAAATTTACCTGGAACTACTTGGGTAGCTAAATTATGTAAGTGGAGAGCTAAAATATTCTTTAATGAAAGAACAATTTCGTTAGGTTATTTTAATCTTGAACAAGATGCTCACACAGCATTTAAAAATAAATATAAAGAACTTTACTTTAAAGATTATGAGTAAAATATTTGCTAAAGATGTATTAACATTTATATTGTTAATGTTTATACTTGCTATAATTATTAAATATTCTTAAAAACATTAATTAAACATTATATAACGATAAATTAAATTAAAGGGTAATTAATCGTTGTTTAATTAATAAATAACTTGTACTAATAGCGATCCTGTTAGGGTTATTAAAACCTCTATACTTAATTGTATAGAGGTTTATTTATTTAAGATATAATTTTTAACACATAAACAAATACAACAATGATAAAAGTAAGAATAAATAAATGTAGTAGTATTCTTTCATGGTATACTGACCAAGTAGGATCAGAATTACATGTTAGGGAAACTGGATTTGATGGTAAGTATTCATTTGGAGATACGGAATATCTTATAAATAAATCCGACTGTACCGTTATTTTAGCCGACACGGAGCAGGAAGAAAAGAAATTTGTATTGCCTGAAAAGTGGTATTTCAAATCGGATAACACGAGAGATAAAGACATATATGATTGGAGGGAACACAAAATAAAATACTCTTACATGTATATACTTTCAGAATTTAATGGTAAAAAAGGGTGGAATGTTATTTCTTTAAAAGAAATTCCAATAGGTTACACCGAAATAACCCAAGATCAGTTTTTTGCTCACGTATGGGAAAATGAATTTAAGAAAGAAGAACCGAAAGTAATTAATGTTTCAAAAGAAACAGCCGAAAAAGTAAAAGAAATTTTTGAAAGTAACCAGTTAAAGCCAATCGAACCCGTTATAATAGCTAAGGCTGGGGAATGGGTAAAGATTGTTGAATGGGGCATATGTTTGCATCGTGAAGAGATATTTTCTATAAATAAACCCTACCAGTTAAAAACAGATTTTTTTTATGGATCCGATTTTGATATAATTGAAGACAACTCTGGAGATGTAAATGGATATCGTGGCGTAACAGCCAATACTATGAAATTCGAGCGTTGCGAATCTCCCGTACCAGTCGTACAAGAAACAACAGAAAGCGACTTTGTTGAAAAACCTACTATTGGGTTACTTAACAGAATAACGCATTCAGAAATTAGAATAAAAGATATAATTAACGCAATTCAAAGATTTGATGAAGCGGAACTAGAAATTCCAACAGAATGGTATAAAGAGCTTTATGAGTTATCTAAATTTATTAATCAATAATTATGGACGTAGCAATAAAAGCACTAAAAAGTTGCATAAGGTATGAGAATATAAATATAAACAATTGGATTCATTATCTTAAAAACAGAGCACTATCTTTGGATCAAACAGCGGAAAGAAATAAACTTATATTAATATGTAAATCAAATATTTTATCTTACAAACTAGCAATTGAAATATTAAGGAAAGAAAACAAATGAAAATATATTGTAAATTATGGAAAAAGAAAAAATAATATCTGAATATGAATTACAAAAAATATTAAATGCTCGTCTTGTGATAAATGAAATATTAATAAGTGGTTATGCTGGAACAATAGCAAATGGAAATATTGTAGATAGACGTGAATTTCCAGAAGCAATTCCGATAAGAGAAAATACTATATTTAATATACCAAAACCACTTAAATAATGGGAAAAGAAGAATTGCAATTAGAAAAATTACAAGAAGAAATTTTATTATTAATAGCCCCTGAAAATAAAGGTAAAGCATTAAGTGTTTTAAAAGAACTAAATAAAGTTTCTAAACGACAAATCTGTAGAGATATACGAAAAGCATATAAATCTTCTGTACGTTTTATTATGAAAGAAAATGAATTATGATAGGCCATATTAAAATTTATCAGCAACCAAAAGCAGAAGGTACAAATGTATACATATTTAAACTTGATAAATCATGTTTGGAAATACTTAATGTAAAAAAAGTTGAAGTAAAATTTACCGGAGAAAATACTATTATTTTATTTAAACCTTCATATAATACTTGTTTAGAACATAAAATAAGAGAAGATGATACAATAAGAGTATCAACTAATAATGCTTATATAGACTTAACAGGAGAATATTATATACATTCTGAAGAAGATGATTCTTTAGGATTTGAATTAAACAAAAAATAAATAAAATTATGAAATTAATAAACAGAGAAATTGATGCATTAATATCTAAACTTGAAGAAGAAAGAAGTTTAGCATACAAAAAAGAATTGGAGGATTTTAAACTTAATCCTAAAGTACAAAAACTTGCTAAAAGTTTACATTCAGAATATTGTGGTATTAGTTTAACTATGAGAAAAATAATTAATACACATATAGTAAACATTAGTTACGATTATTGGATAAAAAGAGCTATTTCTTTTTTGAAATTAACACCAAAAACTCCAAAATGGCTACCAGATAACACACGTAGAGACATTATATTAGCATCTGCTGATAGTTCTACAATTGAAGAAGTTTTAACTAAATTAAAAATCAAATAATGAGTAAGTCAAGTTTAACAATTGGTACGTTAAGAAATCAAAAAGAAAACAGACAATCTATTGATAAGGTTGTAACATTAATTAATTTTAAAATTGAAGCTTTAAAAGAAAAAGCTAAAAAATCTTAATATTAATAGGAGTAGGTAGAAGTCTACGTAAACTATTGCGAGATAGTCTACTTCTCAAACATTAAAAATAATAGGTTTAAAGAGAGTGCTTAATTTGTCGACAAGTAATAATAAGAATTAATACTATAATACTAGCACTTTCTTAATCTATCTAATAAACTTAAACTAAAAAATTATGAACAAATATGTACATTGTAAAACTCAAGAAGAATGGGATTTTGCAGTAAAAAAATTAAATAGAACATGTGATGTACCATATAAAAAATGTGGAGATAGTATAAATATAAAAAATCCTGGAGATTCTACTTTTATTAAAAATAAAAATAAATATGTAACAATGATAAATACTATATTTTATTCTTTTCAACAATGGTGTGATGAATATAAACATGTAAATCCTTTTATTAAAAAAGAATTATCTGAAGAAGAGTTATTAGAATATGCTAGAATTCATTATTCTATAGGCACACAATATATACCTGCACATACACATCCTAGTGGTATAAATATAGTTAGAAACCTAAATTATAACTTTTGGGATATTGATAAAAGTATTACAGTAGATTCTAACCGTATAAAAGAAGATTACAATAATAATATATACTATAATGGTAAATGGGCAGAAATAGTTAAATCTGAACCTACTGTTAAATATTTATATAATAAAGAAGATTATATTGTATGTAATGAAGAAGTAGGAGGATGGGTTAATAAAGGAGAAATAGCTATTTTAGGAGGAACGTATTGGAATATTGAACAAGTAAATGATTTTCATTATTTAAAAGCTAAAACAGTAAAAAATCCTGATGGTAATGGGTGTTCTAGTAAAACAGATTTTAGACATGCTACAAAAGAAGAAATAGATGCTTATAAAAGTGGTATAAGAAATATATTTAAAATAAAGCAATCTGTAAATGTAATAACTTCTTTTAATGAATATAAAATAGGAAGTATTGTTACAACATTACAAGAAGGAGGTAATAGTACTAGACATAGGAAATATGAGAAATCATATGAAAAAATAGGAGAATTACTTGAAATAGAAAGTTTTGAAAAAGTTTCTAACGGTATATTAGCCATTTGTAAAGAAGGATATGTTATATATATTGAGCAATGTCCTGAATGTTTTAAATTATTTAATAAAATATGGGAACCTAAAGTAGGTGAATATGCTATTATTATAATAGATCGAGCTAATTGTACAGATAAAAAAATAGGAGATATATTTAAAATAGAAGAAATTTCAAATCAAGGAAACTATTATTTAAGACCTAAACAAGGTATGTCTACAGGAATTTTATTAGAAAACTGTCGTAAAGCTCTAGATCATGAAATACCTAAAGAATTTAAAAAATTGTTAATGCAAAGCAAGTTTGAAATAGGAGATAAAGTTTTAACTTTTAAAGGAGAAGGAATTGTTTTTGGATTTAATGAAACAGGTTCAGCACAAGTAGTTGTTAAAGGTATTAATCATGGACACGGTGCTCGTGGAATTAATATTGTAGATAAATATGGTAATAAAAGAATTACTACAGGAGAAGATAATTGGTTTTTTCTAGAATCAGATTTAACGTTAATATCTACTGCTTCTAATACTATTAGCATTACACCAGGAATTAAGTGTGAAGTAGGTGGTAGTATGATTGGTGAAACTCAAATTCTTCCAGGAACTATTGACAGTGGATTAGTTTATGGAAATTCAATATCTTGTGGGTTTCTTGATACTCAAATAATATGGGGAACAGTTTCTAAAATAAAAGAAATACAATTGTTAAAAACCAAGGAGGATAAACGACTTAATACCTCTGTAAATAAAATTGAGTCAGTAAAAATACAATTAAAACAAAAAAGTAAATTAATTAAATTTTAAAAAAGTTATGACAACTAGTACAAAAATCAAATCATTTGTTAAACAATTTGTAGCAACAGTTCAAGGTGACAACGTTGATGCTCAAGCACAAAAAGTATTGCGCCAAGCAGATTCAGCATTAAAATCTCAAATTCCTTCTTTAGAAGGTGATCTTATTGGTCTTGAAGATAATCTAGAATCAGCTAAAGAAAAACAAGCTCTTGCTCGTATTAACAGTGGTAGATCAATTGATAATCGTCAAGATTATATTGCTAATCTATTACGTGCTAAAAATGCAGTAACAGAAGCTGAAGAAAATCTTGAATTACACAAAGAAAAAATTACATTTTTGAAATCAGAGTTACTTGCTCTTGATGAAGAAGTAGATGCTTAAACAAACTAGATAGAGTAGGTATATCCTACTCTATTTTTATTTAAAAAATATGAAAGAATTAATAGGTAAAAAAATAATAGGTGTTTCAATAGATAAAACATACAATGATGTATTAGCTTTTTTCACAGAAGATGAAACATTAATATACACTTGTTGGGGAGATTGTTGTTCTGAAACATGGTTTGCAGATATCTTAGGAATTGAAAATCTAATAAACCAAGAAGTTACAAATGTTGAAGATATAAATCTTGAAGATATACAAGATGGTAGAAGTAGACAAGACAGTGATGAATTTTATGGTATTAAGATAACTACTATTAAAGGAGTTGTTGATATTATATATAGAAATAGCTCTAATGGATATTATTCAGGATCATGTGATTTTGGTGGAAAACTATCAGAAAACATGGTTTTAATTACAAATGATTGGATTTCTTAAACTTAAAAAAGATATGAAAAAGATAATAATATTTCTTATAATACTAAGTGTTGTAAGTTGTAAAAATACTGAAAAAACACCTTCTCCTAAAGCTAATAGTACAAATTCTTCTATGTCTGTGTTACATAATACAACATGGTTGTTTGTTGATCAAGGAGATAATAATGGATCATATTATGTTACTAAACCTAATTATATTAATCAATCTATAAATAAATCTACTTTATCTTATAAAGATAGTACATTAATATTTAAAATGGATGGTACTAATACATCTTGGACAGCTACATATTATTTAGATAGTAATAGTTGGTTATATTATTATTATAATCCTAAAACAGCTAATAGTACTTTTGTTCCATTTGGATTACAATATAATATACAAGGTAATATAATGTATCAAACAAATAGTTCTGGTGAATATCAAAAATATTTAAAACAATAAATAAATGGCTAAGAAAATAGAATATCCTAAATTACCTCCTGTATTTAAAGCTAAATGGTTAGCAGCTTTAAGAAGTGGTGATTACATAAAAGGAAATAATTATTTACAAAGGACTTTAGATAATAAAACTACTTATTGTTGTTTGGGTGTAGCTTGTAAAATACAACACCCAAAATTAGATATTGAATCACATTATTTTATTGAAGACGAAATTGCAAAAAATGCTAAAAAAGTTCCAAAATTATTAAAAGGTGATAGAGAAAATAGCTTAATTCAAAAACTTGCTGCTATGAATGATTTAGAAAAACACTCATTTAAGCAAATAGCTAATTGGATTGAAAAGAATTTATAATACTTAAATAATAAAAAACATGGAAAAGAGAATTGCAATACCAGTTAAACCTATTAAAGAAGTTTTCAAATGGCAGAGTAAAACAGAATTAAAATCTGTTACTGATATGGATGATGATCATCTACAAAAAGCGTTAATTACTTCTCAAAAATCTGAATTATATTATCATAATAAAGCAACTTTCTTTTCTAAAGCTACTGAAGCCTTACTTGAAGAAGGTGAACGTAGAAGTTTAAAACTTACAGAACTGGATGAATTAAAACAAATGGGAGATTATTTTAGAAATAAAAGAATACTTCAAGTAAAATAAAAATTAAAATGTACGGAGAACAAATATTCTTAGATGAAGTACAAGTATGGATAAAAGCGTATCATCAAGGTCCGCTTTTATCTGCTACTACTGGTGTTATTATAACAAAACATGCTGTAATAAACAAAATAAAAGAATTAGGAACTATCAATTGGATAGATGAAGAATTAATTGAAGATCAAATTAATAAATTATAAATATGTCATATCAGAGAAGTACTATTGACGTGGAAACCTTGTTAGGTTGTTTCACAATTACTTTTCTGGATTATGATTCTGATAACTATGAACAATATGTTATTTCAGAAAGGATAAATCAAATACAAGAGATTAAAGAAAAATTAAAAAGAGTAAATTATTTTATAGGATTCAACAATATCCATTTTGATAGTATTATTTGTAACTGGTTAATTAACCAGAAAGAAACAACTCCAGAAAAGATCTATAATGTTGCTCAAACAGTTATAGAACAAGATGATAATTATAATAAATACAGACAATACAGTAAATACAAATACAATAGTCCTTGGATTAATGTAGATCTATTTATGTATTGGTCTAAAATGTTAAGATTAAGTAAGAAAATGTCATTAAAGTATTTTGCTGTTAATCTTGATATGGTAGTACAAGAGATGCCGATGTCGCATAGTAAAAAAGAATTTAAACCATATGAAATACTAGAAGTATTATCTTATAATTATAATGATTGTTTAGTTACAAAAGCTTTAGCTAAAAAACTTAATGAACAGATTAATCTAAGAGTAGGTATTAAACAAACTTACAATTTAGATGCTATTAGTTGGGATGCTCCTAAAATTGCAAGTGAATTATTACTAGATAGTTATTGTAAATTAACATTTGAAAAGGAATTTGCTAATGGAGAGACTCCTGCAGATTATACAAATTTCTATGATTATAAAAAAACAATAAGAAATACTAAACCAGATGGATATGATTTTATTAACAAAGAATATCTTCCTAAAATAGAGTTTAAAACTAAAGAATTTCAAGATTTATATATTGAAATATGTAATTCTAAGAATGGTTTTGAAAAGGAAATTATTCATAAGAAATTTAATGGAAGTAGGGTAAAGATATCTTACGGATCAGGTGGTATTCATACTGTACATAAGAATGAAGAATATTTAAGTAATTCTAAATCAACTCTTTGGACTTCAGATGTATCTAGTTTGTATCCGACTTTATTAGAAAATTATAAATTTATAAATCCTAAAATACATGAGGTTTTAGATATTTATTCACAGAAAAAGAAAGAGCGTATTGAAGCTAAGCGTAATAAGTGGACTGTTATAAATGAAACTTTAAAGTTAGTTCTTAATAGTACAACTGGATTGTTAGATAATAGTTATTCATGGTTATATTCTCCTGGTCCTATTATGGGATTACGTCTTACAGGTCAGCTTATTCTTACTAGATTACTTGAAGAATGTAACCTTAGTTCTTTTTCAGTAATTTCGATGAATACTGATGGAGCTGAAGTTATAATTCCAGTTGGTAAAGAAAAAGCTTATTTACAAGTTATCAAAACTATAGAAAAAGAGTTTAATATTGAATTTGAACATGATCAATATAAATCTATTAGATATAAAACAGTTAATGATTATATAGCAATTACTACATCTAATAAAATTAAAGTTAAAGGTGAGTTCTTATATGAGAAAGAAATTGATAAATCTAATGAGTTCTTAATTATACCTATAGCTGTTAAAGAATATTTTGTAAATAATATACCTGTAGAAATTACTATTAATAATCATAAAAATATATTCAACTTTTGTGCTGCTAAGAAAATTGATAAAAAATACAAAGTTTATCATATGGAAACACAACAACAACAGCTTAATAGATTTTATGTAAGTAAAAAAGGTGGTTATTTATATAAGAAAAAAGAAGGTAAAAATACACTAGAACATGTATTTAAAGAATCAGGAATACAAATAATAAATAATATTCCTGAAGAGTTTCCTACAGATATTGATAATCAATTCTATATTAAATCTGCAAGAAATATAATTAAATTATTTGAAAAAGAACAAATTTCATTATTTTAAATATGACAACTAAAACAGTAACAATACCTGAAAGTTCAACTGAAATTACTTTTGATAAAGAATTATTAGAAGAATTTAAAGTTGAATACAATAAAGCAGTAAAAGATTCACAACTTATGTTTGTGTTCTATGATAAATACTTTATTATAGGATATGCAAAATATTTAATTGAATACTTAGAACCTTTATTAAAATAAATTATGTCTAAAGTAATTGATAAATTAAAGTTAGTTAGACAATTAAGAGGTTGTGTAAAATATATTCAGCATATAAAATCTTTAGTAGATTGGCCCAAAGGTGCTATTCTTGAATATGCAACTGGATTTGGTAAAACATTTGTATCTATAATAATATTTAAAAAGATATTAATAAAGTGGATAAACTGTGAGTGTATTGTAATAGTACCTACAACACAATTAAAAGGTCAGTGGGAAAAGATATTAAAAGATGAAAATCTTAAAGCAAAAGTTTATGTTATAAATACAGTAGCGTTAGGTGATAAGAAATATAAGTGTGATCTATTAATACTTGATGAAGTACATTTGTATCCAAAAGGATTAAAGTTCTCACAAGTATTTAATAAGATAAATTACAAATTACTATTAGGTTTAACAGCAACTTTATCTGATGAACTTAGAAAGAAATTAGAACCTTATGCTAAAGTTGTAGATACTATAACACAAAAAGAAGCTAAAGATAATAATTGGATATCTGATTACATAGAATACAACTTACCTGTTGAATTAACTGAAGAAGACAAAGAGACTTACACTAAGTTAAATAAAGAATTTAATAAGTATTTTTCTTATTTTAATTTTGATTTTAATTTAGCAATGAAGTGTAGAAAGAGTTCTGAAGCAAAGTTATATGCTGATCAAATGGGTTGGGATCATAAACAAGTAACATTCTTTGCTAATAGATGGGGGTTTTTCATGAAAGAACGTAAAGAATGGCTTTACAACACTCAAGGAAAGATTGATCTTACTGTTGAAATAATAAAAAGATTTAATGTAAAAACTATAGTGTTTTCTGAATCTAAAGTATTTGCAAACGAGGTAGCTAAACAATTAGGTGACAAGGCAGTAGCTTATCATAGTTATTTAGATACTGAGTTACGTAGTAATAACAAAACTATAGGATATTTAGTAAAGGAAGGAAAAACAACTGTATGTCAAGATGTTAACTATAACCCAATATCTTTTTCTGATCTTGAAAAAAAGTATTCTAAAATTTCTAAGTTTGGAAAAACTAAACTTCTTAAAGAAGCACTTACTAAATTTTCAGATAATAGATATAAAATAAATGCGATTTGTACTGCCAAAGCTCTTAATCAAGGAACTGATATTCCAGATATAGAGTTAGGTATAATCGGTGCAAGAACATCTAGTAGTATTGATTCTGTACAGGAATCAGGGCGTATCTGTCGTAAATACAAACGTAAAGATGGTACTATGAAAAGAGGAGTTATTATTAATATTTATGTACCTAAGAGTCAGGATGAAAAATGGCTTATGAAAGCTCAAAAAAATCCTGACGTGATTTTCATAAAAAGTATAGATGAAATTAAATTTGAATAATTATGAATCATAAAGGAAAAACTTGGGTAATAGGTGATAGTCATGGTGCATATAAAGCTTTAGTTCAAGTATTAGAAAGATCTGGATTTGATAAAGAAAATGATTTACTCATTACTCTTGGAGATATATGTGATGGTTGGTCTGAAGTATATAAAGTAGTTGAAGAATTATTAACTATTAAAAATAGAATAGATATTAAAGGTAATCATGATGATTGGTTTAATGAATTCTTAAAGTTTAGTACACATCCAGTAGGATGGCAACAAGGCGGTCTAGGAACACTTAAATCTTATTGCAATCAGTTAGATAAAACTTATACTGAAAGATTTAATAAGGGGTATATTACTGATTTATTAGATACTGATATTCCTATAACACATAGAGAATTCTTTCATAAACAAGTTAAATACTATAAAGACGATCAAAATAGATTATTTGTTCATGGAGGATTTAATAGACATTATTTATTAACAGAACAAGACAGTAATAAATTTTGGTGGGATAGAGATTTATGGTATTCTGCTTTATCAACAAAAGGATCAAAAACTAAATTAAATATTAAAGAACCTTTATCTGAAATATTTATAGGTCATACAACAACTATGAATTGGAAAAATACAGATACACCAATGAATGCAGATATTGTTACTAATTTAGACACAGGAGCTGGTTTTAAAGGTAAACTTACAATCATGAATGTAGATACACATAAGTATTTTCAATCAGATAGTGTAGAAACTTTATATATTAATGAAAAAGGAAGAAATTAATTATGATTGTTATATGTATCAACTCAAAAGGAAAACCGAGATAATTTAGGTTATATTTTGTATATTTAAATAAAAATGCAAAAATATAAAATTTACACATTAAGTTGTCCAATATCTCACGAAATAAGATATATTGGTAGAACTATTGACCTTTTATCTAGTAGATTAGCTAAACATGTTTATGAAAGAAAAAAATTTAAAAATCACAGATGTCATTGGATAAATTCTTTATATAAAAAAGATTTAAAACCTATTATATTATTATTAGATAGTACAGATAATAAAGAAGATTATTTTAATTTAGAAAGTTATTGGATTTATCAATTTAAAACATGGGGATTTAATTTAGTAAATGAAACTTATGGAGGAGAAGGTTCTTTAGGATATAAACATACTAATGAAGCAAAAGAAAGAATGAAGTCTATTGCTATTAAAAGATTTGAAAATCATAAATATGTAGAAAAAAAAATATGTATGACAAAAAATGAACAAGCTAAATTCATTTCTAAAAAACTTTCAAAATCTGTTATAGAGTATGATATAAGTGGTAATTTTATAGAAGAATGGCAATCTATAACAGAAGCTTCTAAATTTTATGATATATATCCTACTACTATTTCTAAATCTGCAAAATCTGATAATATAAAAGCTAACAATTCTTTTTGGAGATACAAACAAGATTATATACCACTTAAAATAGATGTAAAACCTAAACTCGGTTTTCGTAATCCTTTACTTGTATATGATATAATTCTAAATGAATTTATTGTATTTAATAGTAGTACTGCAGCTTTTAAATATACAGGATTAAAAAGAAGTAGTTTGTTTAAATATTTGAATAAAGAAAATATATTTAAAAATCATTATAAATTTACAACTTATGAAAGACAATAGAATCACTTGTATCAACTCAAAAGGAAAACCAAATGATATTTTTCAAAAAGATTGGTTAAAAGAAGGGGAAAAATATACTGTAGTTAAAGTACAAAATAGTTTAGTATCAGGAATACCTTTCTTTGTATTAGAAGAAATACAACCTGGAGCACCTTATGGTGGATATGCAGTCAATAGATTTGCTATACCTACAAATACAGGTATAGAAGTAGAAGAAGAAGTTAACGAATTAATAACAGTATGACAAGATATTTAGTATTAAAAGATACAGATAATGAAATTATTATTTCTATTTTAGAACAAAAAGAAGGATCTAGTAACGATCTTTTAAAATCTAAAATAAAACAATCTGTACAAGATGAGTATATGGAAGATGTTGAATCAGTAAAATTAACAGAATTAAATAATTCTTATAAAGTGACAGCAACATTAGTGTTAGATAATGGAGAAAAACATACAAGAGATTTTATATTAACTTATATCGCTTTATATTAATATGATAGAAAAAGAAACTAATGAAAATACTATTTGTGTAAAAGTAACAGGTATAACAGAATTAAATAAAAAAAAAGTATTTATTGTAATTGCTAAAGACTTACCTGAAGCATTTTATAAAGCAAAAAAACATACTTTTAAAAATACTAAACTTAAAGTTGTAAAAACTATTATAAATTTAGAAGTTATTGCTGATGTTGATACTAATAATTTATTATTATGATAGATACTAATAATTACGTACAGCCTGTTAAAATTAGAATAGAAAAGAAAGACTATTATAGAGTAAAACATGTTACTTTAGAAGGAGAAACTATTGAGAATTGGGATTTTGAAATAAAAGATAAAGAGAAAGAATTAGAAATTAAAGAGAAAGCAACTAAAAAATATAACCAACTAATAGAAGATGAGTCTACAATTATCAAAACCAAGATTACTTAAAACACAGTTGAGCATTCTTATAACTCAAGGATTAAGTATAGAATCTCCTTTAACAGATATACAAAGTAAAATATCTGAAGTATTTAATTGTTTTTATCTAATTGACGAGTTAGAAGATGAAATATTAGATATTATAGGAAGTAACAGAGAAGAAAGTACAGTATTAATACCAGAGAATTATTAAAATTAAAAATTGAAATTAGATATAGAGAGAAAGTGTTGAAAACCTGAAGAGGGTTATGGATCTAATTATCAACTTTTAAACAAAAATTAAAATGTATTTTAACTCAAAAATTATTGTAGAATTCTGTGGCAAACACAAATTAAGTATTAATGAATTCTTTATCTTGTATTTATTATATAAAAAGGATTATCCTTTAGTATATCAATATATAACACAAGTAGAAGCATTTAGTACTAATCAAGATCGAATGAAAAGTTTGCAAGCTAGAGGATTTTGTGTAGACAAAAATACTTTAGCAGGTGGACAATATTATCCAGATCAAGTTGTAATAACACAAAAATTCTACAATAATTTAGACAAGATTTTTTCACTTGAAAATGCTGCAGAAGAAGTCTGGGAAGCATTTCCAGGAGTATTGAATTTAGATGGTAAGAATTTTCCAAGTAAAACTATTTCTCTTGAAGAGTTTGAACCTCTTTACATAAAAGCTATTAAAAATAATTCAGAAACACATCAAAAAGTACTACAAGCTTTAGAAAAGCAAAAGAAAGAAGGTAGTCTAATGTGTGGATTAAAAAAGTGGGCTGAATGTAGACAGTGGGAATTAGAAACAACAAATGGTAAACTTTTATCATTTAGTAGAGATGTCTAAAAAAAAAAGAATAAGTGATCAGATAATAGAAGATATTGAAAAAGGTATAAAAGGTCTTAATATGGGTCTACCTACAGGTTTACCTAAATTAGATGGAATCATATACGGAATTCAAAAATCTACTTATTATGTTTTTGGTGGAGATACAAGTTCTGGAAAATCGTCTTTAGCTAATCAAATAGCTTTATTTGAACCTTATGAATATTCTTTACAACATCCTGAAAAAGTTAGAGTGGAGTACATATATTTCAGTTTTGAAATGCAAGCTCGTAAACAGTTTTTAAGAGGTTTAAGTAGAGAAATTTACAAGAAAGAAAAAAGAGTGTTTAGCAATGAATATCTTTTATCAAGAAAAGGAAAGTTATCAGAAGAAAGTTATAAGAAAGTAAAAGAATACCTTCCTTACTTTGATAAATTAGAAGATCACATTGCTTTTTACGAAGTATCTCTAACGCCTCTACAAGTTGAAAAAATAATAAGATATCAATTATCTAAATATGGAGAATTTTTAGTAGACGAAGACGAATCAGAATATTATGTATTAAAAGAAGAATTTAAAAACTTACACTTTATTGTAATTTTTGATCATGCGAGTTTGACTAAATCAGAAGCAAACGGTGATGGTAAAATTAAAATGGATAAAGTTTCTAAAATTCTTATTAAATACAGAAATATGTGTGAAATATCTCCTGTTATTCTTCAACAATTTAATAGAGGTTTACGCTCTATGGAACGTAAAAGATTTGATTCACAAGAGCCTACGTTAGACGATTTCTCAGGCAGTGCTGATATAGGACAAGATGCAGATGTAGTTATTGCTATTGCTTATCCTATAACATACGGTGTAGATACCTATAGAGGTTATTTAATTACACCACAAGCAGGAGGGTTTGGTAATCGTTTTCGTATGTTACATGTACTTAAAAACAGAGACGGAGAACCTAATGTTAATTTAGGTATTTGTTTTTTTGGAGAAGTAGGTATGTGGATTAACTTACCAAAAGCTGAAGAATTTACTTCAGCACAAGATTATACACAATATTTAAAACCATAATAATGGGTAAAAGCGTAGGAATATTTGGTTTATCAGGATCTGGTAAAACAACATCATTTATTATAAATCCAGACGGTACAGTTGATTTAAGTAAAGAAAATTATAAAGGAATTGATCCTAAAACTCACTTTATTATTAACTGTGATAAAAAAGAATTACCTATTCCTGGTGGAATGTGGTCAATTGAAAATAAAAATTATGCATCTACTTATGATTTTGATGCAATTAAAAAATGTTTAGACCATTGTGCAGGTAATACATTGATTAAATCAATAGCATTAGATACAATCAACAGCTTTCTTACTTTTAAGGAATTTAATGATCGTAAAAAAATGACTTTCGATCAATGGAAAGATTTAGCACTAGATATTGTAGAAATTATTGATTATGCAAACTCTAAATTAAGAGCAGATCAAATTTTCTATTTATTTGGGCACGTTGAACTGATTACAGATGCAACAGGAGAAGAAAAGAAAGTACTTGCTACAAGTGGTAAGAAATTAAAAAAGATATTTCCAGAATCATTACTTCCTATTGTATTATTTACAAGAGTTGAAGGAGGATTTGATGGAGATAACAAACATTACTTTGAGACAAAGTCCTGTAAATCAACAGGTAAAACTCCAATTGGAATGTTTACTGAATTTTTAATTCCAAATAGTTTAAAACTAGTGGATGATAAAATCAGAGAATATTACAAAATGTAATATTCTAAATCGACTAAAGCAGAAAAGATAAGAGCAGAAAGATGTACAAATTAACAATAACAAAATGTTTACAAGATTAGCAAATACAAGAGTACCAAAAGGTGTAGAATTAGGAACACCCGTAATTAAAGTTCAAGCAGCAAACCGTATTGTGTTTACACAAGAAGCTGTGTCTTTATTAAAATTAAATGACGAAGATAGAATTGATGTTTTAAAAGCAGATGAAACTGGAAAGTTTTATGTTGCTAATGTAGGAGTAGGAACAGAAGGAAGAAGTATTTCAAAACAAAATTCAATTACACACGAAAGAATTTCATTAGAATTAGGAGGTAAAGGGAAAGCATATACAATAACAAATAAAGTAGTTGAATTTGATAGTTTAGATTGGTATGAATTAGAATTAGTTAATAATACCGCTATTTCAGTAGAAACAGAAGTATTAGATACAGTAGAAGAAACTGAAGAAGTTTAGTCTAATTCATAATTAAAAATAAATTAATCAAATAACTAAAAATAATATAACATGTTTAATTCAGATACAGTACAAGCACAAAATAATAATACACCAATTAAAGCAGGTCCTAGTGTACCAGTAACACTAGTTTCAGTAACAAAAGGTGATAAAGTAGAATTAAAATTTACCTTTAAAGGTACAGATCCTAAAAATGTAGGTGTGTTTACACATACTGAGTTTGCTATTGATCCTACAGATGAGCGTTGGAAACAAGAAGGTCAAGATAGAACTATGGCTCGTGTTCTTCATATTGGTGCTAGATTTGCAGATGAAGCAACTGCTAGAGCAGCATTTAAAGGTGATAGTTGGGATAAATATGCAGATAATGTAATTAAATTCTTTAGCCCTGCAGTAATTAAAAACGCTGGTGCATTGAATGCTAAAATTACAATTAGAGTAACAGCAGAAGGAAAAGTTTATAATCAATTTCCAATGTTCCCTAACTTTTTATCATCAGAAAAGTTTCCAACACAGTTTACTACAAGTCCAGGATATGATAAATATTCTGTAGATACTGTTACAGATACTCCAGATGATATGTCTAAGTCCCAGGGTAATAGCGATTTACCGTTCTGATCTAATTAAAAATAAAATTTAATTTATGTTTGAATCTCAAAAGATAGACAAACAGTTTATACTTGAGAGGTTGGGTGAAGAGGAGATTCTTGAACGTTATCTTAATATTAAGATAGAATACGAGAAACTCCTCTGTAATCCTTTAAGATCTGATAATAACCCAACAGTTACAATTAAACGATATTCTAATTGTATTTGGTTTAAAGATTGGTCTGGTTCTTTTCAAGGAGATTGTTTTGCAATTGTACAATTAATTTATAGAGTAAACTTTTATGAAGCATGTAATATTATTGCAAGAGATTTTAACTTAATATCAACAGATAAAAAATATAGTCCTGTGAAAATTGAGTGGAAAGAACATGAGGTAAAATCTAAATCTAAAATACAAATAAAAGTAAGAAATTGGGAAAAATACGATTTGTTCTATTGGAACAGTATCGGAATTAGTTTAGATACACTAAAAGAATTTTATGTATATCCTCTTAAAGTTTTATGGATAACGAACGTAGTTCAATATAATAAAATTAATAATATTGATACTGCTTATGCATATTACTTTTTAGAAGATGAATTTAAGATTTATTTTCCAAACAGAAAAAAGTTTAGATTTAGATGTAATACTAATAAACTTCAAGGTTATTTACAATTACCTTATGAAGGAGAAATACTAATAATAACTAAATCCTATAAAGAAGTTATGTTATTACATGAATATGGTATTTCAGCTATAGCTCCACAAAGTGAATCTGTTATTATTACATTAGAACAATATCAGGATTTAAGTAAACGGTTTACTTATATATTTTCTAATTATGATTTTGATTTGGCAGGAATCAGATCAGCTAATAAAATGAAAAGATTATATAATATAGATCCTGTGTTTATGACTACAGGTAAATTTAACACAATTAACTACGGAGCTAAAGATTTAACAGATTTTAGAAAAATAAAAGGAAAAAATAAAACAGATGAACTTATAAAAAAGTTTACTCAAAAATTTATATAATATGCCAGAAGAACTTAATACTAATATAGTAGAATATAAAATAGGAGATTTAGTAGTTATAACACAAGGTACATCTGATTGGGTTTCAGAAATGAATAGATTTGTAGGTAAGGTTGTAAAAATTACGGAATGTTTTAAAAATTATCACAATAATGGATATAATATTAAATTCGATTTAGCTGGAGCAAGAGGTTGGGTATGGAATTCTCATCACAATCATTTTAAATTATTAACACAAAAAGAAATAGAAAATATGCCAAAATACGAATATCCAGAATTACATTATTTACCAGAAGATTATAATGGATTACAAGATGAAGTTATCAATCATGAAGGATATACTTGTTTAAGATACAAATGTTGTGAAATAGAAGATGTATGGTATCATTTAGAAATTGATGAAGAACTAATAACTAACGATGAATTTAAAGGCGATTATATATTAGCAGAAGATTCTGTTGAAGCAAGATGTAATAACAGACTAAGTACTAAAATAACACATGTTGACAATACTATAACATTAGAAGATGGTGAATATACTTATATAAAATATTATGTAGATAGAGGTGATTGTAATCATTATATTGTTTTGTTACATAATGGAGAATATTGTTCTAGAGATGACGCAAATTGGTCAGATGTAACAAATGAATGGTATCATGAAAATGAAGATTTACCAGAAGAAGAAGAAGATGAAGATAGTTTATTTTGTTATCATTCTAATAACACAAAAGATTTTTCTAACGATAGTAAATTTAAAATAGGATTTGAAATTGAAAAATCACAAATGCCTGAATTTGATTTTGATAAATATGATATTTTAAACACAACAGGTTTTGTTTTAGAAAAAGATAGTTCAGTAGATGATGGATTTGAATTAATATCTCCTATTTTAGATTTATATGATCAAAAAATATTATCTCATTTTGAAAAAGTAAAAAATTTTATAGATATTCCTCATATTAATAATGCTGGAGGTCATATAAATGTATCTATTCAAGGTAAAACTGCTAACGAAACTTTAATTGCTTTAAATGGATGGTTGCCGTTAATTTATGCTTTATACAAAGGAAGAGCTAATGGAACTTATAGTAAAGCTAAAAAAGTAGCTGATCTTATTTATGATACAGATAAATATCAAAGTGTAAGAACTAAAAACAATGGTGTAGTAGAATTTAGAATTATATCTGCTGTAAGAGAATTTGGACAATTAGAATTTAGAATAAATCTATTTAAGATTATGTTTGAAAACTTAGGTATTTCTTTTCTAGAAGTGCTTCAGTTAGCAACTGATCCTAAACATAAACTTTATAAATTATTTACAAAAGATATTTATAAAGATTTAGAGAAATTTAATAATCTAGTTTCTACTGCTATTAAATTTGAAAGAGACCTTGAAGGAATTTATACTATTAATCAAATAGAAAAAGCTACAAAAAAATTAAAAAAACTTAAAACTGCTTTAAAAATACCAAAAAAGGATAGTATAGATACGGGTAGTGTTATTACTTTAGGAAGTTTATCTTTACCACTTAGATCTAGAACTGCAAGTAATGTACCTATTACTATTACAAGTAGTAGTAGTAGTATAAATTATTTATCAGAAACAGATTTAGATTCAATAATATTATAAAATATAAAAACACATGTGCATCGCAATAAAATTATGTGTATCTTTGTAAAAAAAATACTGTAGTTTTATGAAAAAAGTTTTTATTTATGCTTTATTAGATCCTATAACTAAAAATATAAAATATATAGGAAAAACAGAATATACCTTAGAAAAACGTTTTAAAGAACATCTTAAAGATGGTAATAAAAAAACCTATAAAAATAAATGGATAAATTCTTTATATAACAAAGGATTAACACCTGAAATAATATTAATAGAAGAAGTAAACGAAAATATATGGAAAGAAAAAGAAATATTTTATATTTCATTATTTAGAAGTATGGGGTCTAAGTTAACAAATATATCTAAAGGCGGTGAAGGAGGAGGATCTATAGGGTATAAACATACTAAAGAATGGAAAGAAGCTCAAAAATTAAGATTAATAAAAAGAAATAAAGAAAAACCTTTAGGTAAAGAATTTTATGAAGAGTTAAATGGTAAAAAAAGAATTCCTATAATACAATTAGATTTAGAAAACAACTTTATAAAAGAATTTATATCAACTGCTGAAGCAGCATCTTCTCTTGTTTATTTACAAAAAGATCGTAATGTTATAAAAACAGCAAATGCAATTACAAACTGTTTAAAAAATAGAAACAAAAAAGCTTATAATTTTAAGTGGATTTACAAATAAAAAAAAATTAAAATATGTGTATCGGTATATTGAACAACAAAAAAACATTAAGTAAAAAACATCTTAAAAATTCATGGGAAAACAATGATGATGGAGCAGGTTTACTTTGGGTTGAAAAAGGTAAATTAAAAACGTTTAAAGAATTAAACTCTTTTATTGTATTTTATCATAAATATTTAGAAATAAGAAGTAAAATAAAAACACCAATTGTATTACATTTTAGAATAGGTACTCATGGTAAGAAAAATGTAGATAATCTACATCCTTTTATATGTTCAGAACATGTTGGTTTTGTACATAATGGTATAATTTCTGGTTGGGGTAACGTTTTAATTTCAGATACAAATGAATTTAATTTAACTATTCTTTCTAAATTACCTAAAGGATTTGAACAAAATGAAGCTACATTATTTCTTATTCAAGAAACTATTGGTTATTCTAAATTAATATTTCTTAATACTAATAATGAAGTATCTATTGTAGGAGAAGAAAAAGGTTCGTGGTCTGGAGATGATTGGTTTTCAAATGATTCTTATAAAGAACTTAATAGTTATGTTTATTATGGTAATATTAAAAAAGATAAAAATACAGTTCATACTAATTTAGTTAGTCAAGAAAAACAAGATTATTCTGAAAAGACTTGGTGGGATGAAGAAAGTAGATGGTCAGGAAGTTGGGATGAATATCATACAAAAAACAAAGCTATATCTATAACTGTAGAAAAAGAAGTTACTAAAGTAATAGATACTTGTGATACCTGTTTAGTAATATCAGAAGTAAATGTTTTAGATAGAGGTTTTACAAAAATTTGTGATTCTTGTTTAGTAACTTATGCTGATCATTATTAAATTTTAACAGTAAGGTAGATTTATTCTACCTTACTTTATTTAAAAAATATGAAAATAACAATTGAATTCCCTAATTATCCTAGAAAAGTAGAAATAGCTAAAGCTAGAAGAATTAAATATTTTACTCCAGATAAGCCTGCTAAAGCAGTTAAATATAATGATAGAAGTAAATATCAATATTTATGTAAACCTGGAGATAAAAGTCTTTTTTTATATGAAATATCTACTAATCTAAAAATAATTGCTAACCCTAAAGCTGCAGGAACTCCTTCATATGAAATTATAAATGCTCAAAAACTTTATAATCAACATATGACTAGTTTTACAAGAGCTAAAATAGTTACTTTCTTACATAATTATTTTAAGTTTGAATTATCTAATAAAGAAAAAACATGTAGAGCTATAAAAGCTTTATCTGAAATAAGTCCACTTAGAATGTCTCTTGAAATACATGATACAATTAAAGTAGACGATAATTCTTATTGGGATGCTGGTAATAGAGGATGGTTATATGTAAAAGCATTTGAAGATACTCTTACTAATTTAGGAATAATTAAAGATGATAATACTCTTTTTATTCCTAGACCTTGTGCTTATTTACATATTCCTATACATAAAGACATAGAAAGAAAACTTGTTATTATTTTAGAAGCTGAAACAGATCCTAGGATAATTAACAACGATGAATATATGTCTTTAAGAGCATCTTATGTAAGAAAAGAAATTAAACCAAAAGTTAAAAAAGTTAAAACTAAAATTCCAAAAAAGAAATGATGGCATTATTCACAAATATTATTGATTTATTAGTTGCAATAGCAACTATTGTAACTGTAATTTCATTATGGTTTACTCATACAGATACTTGGCAAACATCACTTGTCTTTTTTATGGTACTTACTTCATTAAGAATTTCATTTATTAAAATTAACATATGAAGAAATCAATAACAGTTATATTAATTACTTTTTTATTATCTGCAGCAGCATTAATAGGAGAAGTATGTTGTATTTATAAAATGTGTACTTGTAATTGGGAACCAATAGGTAAAGCTGAAATATTTTATACAGTTGGAACATTTACAGGTGCAGGATGTATTATAGGATACATAAATATAGAAGATAAATAATATGAGTAATTTAACTAAAAATTTTAATTATTCAATAGGTCAATTAAATTCTACGTTTGATGAACTAAACACTTTAAAAGATGATTTAGAATTTAGAAATAAAAGTTTAGAAGAACAGCTTGATGCTCTTATATCTGAAAATTGTAAATTAATAGATGAAGTTGATAAACTACAAGGACTCATTAAGTATCTCAGAGAATAAATATAATATTATATGAAACCTGTAGAAATTAAATATAAAAGACAACAGTACTTTTCTAAAAGGTTATATATAAGATTTATAAAAGACTGTATTAAAATAGAAATTAATAACTATTTAAGAAATAAACAAAATGATATATTTTAATATAACAGTAGTAATTGTATGTGTAACTATTTTAATTGCACTAGTAATAGAAAATGTAAATAAAAAAAAATAAATTAATGGAACATCAAACACCAAATGAAAGAATCTTTAATGAGATTAAAGAATCTGCTATAAAAGTATGGAATACAAAAGATAATACTTACGGATATGTTGATGAAAAACTACAGAGAATAAACGCTATTACTAATTACGCAGATAATGTAATGACGTGTTATAGAATGTTTGATCGAGGTAATCAACAACTAATGAAGCAAGAATTATCTGAAGAAGCTATTAATTACATAAACACTAACGATTAAAATTATGACAACTATTATTATATGTTTAGCTATAGGATTCTTATTAGGATATATAGTAGGAGTAGAATACAATAAAAACGACAATAATCAATATCCAAATAATATTTAATTATGACAGAACAGAAAAACATTACAAGTATGAATAATAATGAATTACAAAAAGAAGTTTTAGTTTGGGCAGATCAAAAAAGTCTTTTAAAACGTGAAAACGCATTTAAACAGTATATTAAATCTGTTAGTGAGATGGGTGAACTTGGAGATGCTATTATTAAACAAAATGAAGAAGAAATTATAGATGCACTTGGAGATGTACAAGTTACTTTAATTATACTTGCACAACAATTAGGTTACAATTATGATGAATGTTTAGAATCAGCATATAATGTAATTAAAAATAGAACTGGTAAAACAGTAGCTGGTACATTTATTAAAGATTAATTATGTTAAAAGAAAATCCTTATTATGATGTAGTAGCTATATCTAACTCTAGTTTATCAAAAATAAATCCATCTCAATCTAGTCATCCTAAAAAGTATAAAGCTTTTATAAACGGAAAAGAAGAAAAATTAAATACTTTATCTCTTGAACGTGGTAAATTACTTCACAAATGGGTAGAAGATCCAAATGCTTTTGAAGTATCTGAAATAGAAGCACCTTCTGATATGGGAATTGTTTGGGTAAAAGAAATATTAAGATTAGAAAAAGTAAATAAAATAACAGCAGAAGAAGAATTAGATGTTGTATTTGATAAGCTTATTTTAATGGCAAAAAATAATACAGGTGTATATGTTACTACTAAAAAAGAATTTACTATAATTGAAAAATTTAAAAAAGATCTTTTAGAGTATTATACATTTCTTAAATATCCTTCTGATAAAATAGCAATTACTAAAACAACTAAAAACATTCTTTTTAGTTGTTACCATTCTTTATATGCACATCCAATAGCAAATAGATTATTATTTGAACAATTAGAAGACGTACAAGTACTTAATGAACAAGCTATTTATTTTGATATAGAAGGTGTAAATTGTAAAAGTTTATTAGATAGAGTTATTATAGATCAAAAAAATAAAAAAATTAAAATAATTGATCTTAAAACTACTTCTAAAGCTGTAGGTAATTATCCTAATGAATTTGCTTACTATAGAACATATAGACAATTAGCATTTTATGGTAAAGCTATTATTGAATTATTAAAACAATTAGGTTATACAGATATCCAAGATTATGAAATAAGTTATCATATAGTTGCTGTAGAAACTATAGGACAATTTACAACACAAGTTTTTGATATTGATATTGAATGGATTAATAAAGGTATTCAAGAATATTTAGAACTTATTAAATTAATTCAGTGGCACACGAGTACTGATAATTGGGAGTTAACTAAAGATGAGTATCTTGGTAATAATGTATTAAAATATGATGAATTTAAATATTTAAAAAATCAATAATGTCATATTATGCAAATATTGTTACAGAATTATTTATAGATAAAGTAAAAACAATGGATGATAAAATAAATCCTGATCATTATAAAGGTAAAGTACAACCAATAGATTTAATAGAATCTTTAGATTTAGATTTTAATACGGGAAATGTAGTAAAATATGTTTCTAGACATAAAAAGAAAAATGGATTAGAAGACCTTTTAAAAGCTCAATTTTATCTTGATCGAATAATAACAAATTACAAAACAGAAACAGAGTCTTAATTGACTCTGTTTTTACTAAATTTATATGATAGAGATTTGTATAATAGAAAACAGAAAAATTGCAATAAAAGGTATAGGTAAATTATTCTATGAATCTGGTTTTCCTATATCTATGACTGTATCAGAACTAAAAAAAAGAGGTATTGAAGTATCTATATTACACGTTGCAGATGAATGTTTTAAAAATGGTTGGTCTAAAGAAACAATTTTAAATAAATTTAAAGTTGATTTTGAAGACGATATAGATAAAAATAATTTTGATTTTAAAAGATTAGAATTATTTTGTTCTTCTACATATGAAGAGCAAAGAGAATTAATCTTTAATTATTTATTTAAAGATATTATAGAAAGTAAAGAATGGTTTAAACAAATTATTATACAATGATACAACCACCAAAACAAAAATTATTACAAGATTGTACTCCAGAAGAAAGAAATCAGTTTATAACAGATGCTATATTTTTATTAGCTCATACTCAATTACAAATTGAATTATTAGATAATATTAAAAATGTAAAATCTATTTGGAAACAAGTCTTAAAAAGAAAGGCTATTACTTTAATGGAAGAAACAGAACCTATTCTAAAACAATTAATAGAAGAACAAGGTGATGGTGCTCAAGAACAAGCTTTATTTTTAATTAATAAAGTTAAAGAATTAAATTATATTGCAATAAAAGAATTTAATAATTTGTATCATGCTAAAAAAGATGAATCTTCTATTTGAGAGTAACCCGTTTTGGTTTAACCGATTGATTTGCAGGTATCAAAAGTGGGAAAACAAAAAGTATACTAATTTTAAACAGAAGTAGAAATGGGGGTTTAGTTCAAATGAAGAATGGCCGGATCTATCCGGTAGATGCACTATCGAAAGGTGTAGCCTCCACAATTTAAAAAGTATTAACCTATCAAATAAAATAGTATGAGTAATTATAACCAACCTGCATTTCCTACAATTGAGCATGGCTTTGACAAAGTAGGAACTCCGGCAGTATTTACCACCGATGGAATGACTTTAAGAGATTACTTCGCAGCAAAAGCATTGTCTACAATGAATATCGGGGGTTTGGCAGTATGTTATGATGGCTTTGCTGAAAATGCTTATAAAATGGCTGATGCAATGTTAAAGGCTAGGAGTATTTAGGTAGCGAACGGGAACAAACAAGGTAAACACATAAACGAATAACTGAATGAAAAGAATTACAGATAAATTTCTAGATGATCATTTCAATCCTTATGATACTGGATATTGGAGGATTAACAATGAAACAATAATTAGCTGCGAGGGTCAAGTATATGCAGAAAATGGCGATAATTCTCTGTTGTGGTATGCGGAAGTTAATAATTTTGAAGAACTAAAGATGCTATTATCTGTTTTGAAAGTTGAACTACGCACCCATTTAAACGAATAACACATGGATATAATACAATTAATTTTGAAGGTTCACGAAATGTATAGTATTAATCATTCTATACAAATATTTTCACCAAAGGATATTTATATAATGAATTCTGAAAATATGAGTATACTTAGATTTGCTTCTATGGAAGACCTTATTAAACATTTAACATTAAACCCATGAAAGCATACGCAATAAAAGACCCAAAAGGAAAAGTTAAAATACAAGACATTAAAGAGTTTGAAGACGAATGTATTGATTGCTTTCTAGATTCTTTTTTAATTTGCATAACGTGGCAAATACTTAAAAGTCAAGGCTACCGTTGCGTACCCGTAGAGATAACAGAGATAAAACCAAAACCATTATCCGGTGAAGCATTAAAGGCTTTACATAAAGCGATAAAGGCAAGTGCTAAAAAGAGTACAGAACTTAAAGGCAGGAAATGAGCACAGAAAACCTCAACAACTGGATAGGGTGGTTACAAGCCCGAATACGTTCTTTAAAAGAATCGCATAACGTTTATTGGCTAAAACAGGCAATGGAAGGGTATAAAAAAGATAGCAAACAAATCCAAATTGAACCCGACTTTCAAAAAGTTCTTCATGAAACAGTTTTTGAAAACATGAGAGATAAGCCGTTAAAAAATAGATTAGGCAAATTAGGTAAAGACAAAATGACTGAGAATTTAGAAAACATGCTAGGCAATTTAGGTTCACCAAGCGTAGCGGATTTAATACTTAAAAAGTACGAGGATGAACACAAGTTCCATTTCCACGAATTAGATAGAAAATGGATTATTGAGTGCATGAACGAATATAAGGATGCGTGCGTCGAGCAAGCGAAGGAAGAGTGGGAGAAAGAAAAGGAGCTATTGGAAGAGGATATCGCATGGCTTAAATCACTATTAATAAAATAGATCATGGAAAATAAAGAACTGCCGAGTGCAGAAGAGTTTCTAAAAGACAGAGCATTTCATCATACAGAAGACATTTCATATGATGTAGTTTGTTCAATTTTAGAAGAATACGCTCAACTAGTAGCTGAATACCGTTTAGAGCAATCTTTAATTGAAGCAAACAACAGGATGATAGACCAAGCCTTTAAGCTAGGTATACATAAACAACTTATAGAAAGTTTAGAAATGGCAATTCTAAACGCTTACAAGGTATAAAGAACAACAATTTTGATATTACGTTAAACATTAGTAAACACAACATGATCGCATACAATAAAAGTGCAATATTATCAAGTAAAGAGTTAAAACTACAAGCTATAACTATATTATTATCTAATAAATATGAAAATCTAAACGGATTAGCTTGTGCTGAATCAGTACATAAACAAACTTATAAAAAGAAACCTAGAAAAAAAGAAAGTAAGTGATTTAGATAAATTTAATCTTGTTGAATGTCAATTTTTAAAAAAATTATTTAATATACCTAAAAAAAAGTAAGAAGGTTAAACCCTTCTTACTTTTTTATTTTTATAATGATTATTTAACTTTTTTAGTTCCTTTGGAATATTTGTTATTTCCTTTAAAGAATTCAATATAAGAATCATACTCTTTCTTAGGTGCTGGTTTTTTAGTTGCTGCTTTTTTAGCAGGAACTTCTGGTCCTGGTTTTTTCATAATATTAAAATTTAGGTCTTATTTTAAGTTTTTTAACTGGTACACCTGTACCTTTTTTAACTGTTGGTTTAGCTCCACTAATTGATCCACCTCTAGATTTAAGAGGATCTGGTTGATAACCTTTAGCTGTAGTCATATAATCCACAGCATTTTGTGCATTAGGATCATTTTTAAATTGTTTCATTCTTTCTTCTGCTGAAGGAGTTTTGTTAGCATACGCAGAAGGTTTTTTCTTAGGTTTTGTTGGCATAATATTTATATTTTAAAGTACTCTTATTAAGAAATTACATGTTACAAATGGACTATTAAAATCAAGTGCTGTTTGAGGAGTAAATGCTGGATCGTATTGAAATCCTACAGAACCTGAAAAACTTTTATTACTATGTTTATGAATACCACCATTAGTTGTAAGTGTAGTGAATTGAGTCGTACTTTTCCAGCTACTATCACCACCGTCGCCAATATTATCAGCACCAGAACCTGCAAAGTTAGGTAAAAAACCAACTAACCCAAAAGCTGCTTTATGAGCATGTGCTCCAAATTCAACAGGTACATCAGCTAAATCAACATTATTTACAATATTTATATCTGCACTATTATTTTTTGCAGGGTGCTTATGTGCAGGTAAATCATATATAGTTAACATTTTAGAATCTAATCCACCTATTTTACCAATTACATTACATAATGGATTTGTTATATCTAAACCTTTAGAAGTCTTACCTTTTTTATTAGGTAAAGCAAATGTAGTTCCTGGACTAGCTCCTTGACCTTGTGTTACACCCATAATTGCAAATAATGCAGGATAACTTGTTCTTAATAAAGATCTACCATCTTGTATAAAAAAATTAGCATTAGGATCTGTTACTCCATAATATTCAACTCCTGCTCCAATAGGTATAGAACCATTAAATGTTCCACCTGTTAATCCTGAAATAGCTGCTGTGTTAGAAGCAATATTTGAAGTATTAGTACCAGTTTGAATAATATTGTTTTTAAGAGCAATAGATATATTACTTAATATACCTCCTAACCATCCTGAAAATCCTGCTGTTATTTTATGTTTATATACGTTTCTTGTTGTAGGAGTTACATTTGAAACATCTAAAATAGGATCTGTATAAGTTGCTCCATATGTAGCATCTGTAAGAGTTATAACTGTATCAGCATCTTTTACTGTTTCTGGTAATTGATGTGGTTGTACAGCTAATGTTCTATCAGTTAAAACTGCTTGAAAAGCTATCGCTTGAAGAGAAGTAGATGCTACTACATGACCAACTAAACTTTCAACAGGTTCAGAACTAGATTCTTTTGCTTTATCTTCTATATTTTTAGTAATAACTGTATCTACTAAATTTTGCATAGTTTCTTCATTAGGTCTATCATTTAACCTAAATCTGGTTCCTCTACTTATTGCAGTTTTTGTTATTATAAAAAACCAACTCTTTTTTACTATCATATTTATAATTTTTATATCGTACAAATGGTCATATTAACATATGCTGTCCAAGCTATTGATTTATTTAATTGTCCTTGTATTGCAATATCTATTTTTCCTGCAGCATTACTAATTAGTAAATTACATCCACTTAAAGCTACATCTTCTATAACATCTGAAACAGTTAATCCAGAACCCATGTTTACAGGTGTTCCAGATATATTTTTAACAACTCCTGTAATTACTCTTGTACAACAATCACCAATTGTACCCGCACTTCCTGCTGTTTGTATACCTACAATTTCTATTCTTAATTTAGCAATACTATTTACTAAAATAGGTATTCCTGAAGGAGTAAAAGCATCTATTCTAAAAGGAATATTTGCTGTATTTTGAGTAGTAGCTTTTAATGATAATTTTTGGTTTCCTGATATAGTTCTAAAAACACTATCTGCTTTATTGTTTGTATGTGTTAACACACCACTGTTATCTTGATTTAACATACTAGAAGCTGTTAGAACACCTGCTTCATCAAAATATAAAGTTTGTTTTGCTGTACCTGCAGGTACTGTTTTATCCCATAAAGACTCTATAATATTTTTAGAGGCTTTCTGAATATCTTCAGAATCTGTTTCATTACCATCATTTTCATAAACTAAAGCTTGTATAGAATTTAATAATTCCAGTTTAGTGCTATATTTTGTACCTGTAGCCATCGTTATTCAATTGGTTTTTTAAAATTTAATACGTTAAATTCTTTCTTTTTAAATTCTCCATTTAAAACTTTATTAGTTTCTTCACAACTTCCAATTATCCAAGCTTCAGAATCTGATCCTTCTCCTAATATAAAAGAACCTAATCCTACACAATTATCTTGGCAATTTTCTTCTTGATAAGAAATACTAAATATACTAAATAAAGATATTAAATATTCTCTATAATTTACACCTAATTTTTTTTGTATACATTCTAAACTTTCAAGTATACAGTCTATTTGCATCTCTACTTGTATACTTTTACCTAAACAAGGTGTAGATAATAAACTTTGTTTTTGAAATTTATGACGTATAAGTATACAATAATTTATTAAGAAATAATAATAAGCTACTGCTTTATAATAGTTTATAGCGTTTTTCTTACCATATTCATCAGCAGATATACCTTTTAAAATAAGTTTATCTATCTCTTTTTTAGCTAAAGAATATGCTTGCGCCAATAATATTTCATCAGCGTTTGGATCTAATTTGTTAATAGAAGGATTTCTTAATGACATCCGCAATCTCCTTTTTGACTAGTTGTTTTATTACACCCACAATCAGAACTTTTATCTAAACAACCTGTTCTTTTACAAAACTCAGTTAATTGATCTAAAGTCTGTTTAATATTAGTAAGTTCATCTAATTTAGTTTGTGTAAGAGCAGTATATATGTTATTAATATAATACTCACTATGTAATTTTATAAAATATGTATTACTTAAAGCAAACAATCTTATTAAATTTAATTCATTTTCTAACTTATCACATGGATCACAAGATGGATCACAAAATATATCTAAAGTAGCTTTTGTAAGACAATCTTCTAAATCACAATAGTTATTAATTACATAATACTCTGTAATATCATTGTAAGTTACAGTTACTGTATAAAGATTAGTTCCTGGTAATACAAATTGTGTATTTGATTCTTTTTGTAAAGATCCTTGAAGAAGAACTATACCCGTTAAACTATTAATAGTATATGTAATAGGAATAGTAGTTGATCTATTTTCAAATGTAAATGTATTACAATCTATATAAGATATATCAATAAAATTAATAGTATTAATATTTAATGTAGAATAATATTTTTTATTACCTTCTACATCTGTTAATATTCCTTCTACTGTATAATTACCTAGTTTATCTAAATTAAAGTTTATAGTTACACTAGGAATATCTATATAACTTATAGTTGTATTTACTACTACAATTCCGTTAGGATCTGTAATAATATATTTTACTGTATATGTAGAAGTGTTATTTAAAGTTATAACAGGAGTTACAGTAACAGTTTCTCCTCTAGCGTATCCTTTATCTAATTGGCTTAAATCTTCAGGATCTGTAGAAGTTAAATAAAAAAGAGGTCTAAATTCTATTTCTGTAATATTTTTATTTAAATCTAAAAGTAAATAAACTGATATATCAGAAGCTGTATTTGGAGTAGTATTTCCACTAATACCTACTGTATCAGTAGCATAAGTTGAATCATATCTTAAACCACCTAAAGGATTATAAGTAGTTCCTCTAACTTTAAACTGATAACTACCTATTGTTTTATAATCTAATACAATTTTATTACCTGTTCCGTAAGAAGTATTATTATAATACCATTCTATATTTCCAGGATAAGATGATCCATTATAAAAATAAGTTTTAAATGTATAGTTATCCTGAAAAAAGAAGAAGTTGGGATATGGTCTATTGTAATCTGGATCAACAATACTAACTATTTGAACTAATACTATATCTATAGTCTTATTAGCTGTAAATACACTATCAACAGTCATATTATAAACATAATAACCTGCTTTAAGAATAGATATTACTGCAATACTATTATTTGCTACTGTAAAAGTATGAGATACTCCAGTTGTTACATTGGGAATACCATTAACAACTAAATCTCCAGTAGTTACAGATAAAGCTGTTTTTACTCCTGCTATATAATTATATGTATTTATTGTAAGATTCATGCTGTAAAATTAAGTAATATAAGTATGTAATCCTTGTTTTATTAAATATATTTTATTAGTTTTGAATCATGAAAAAAGCATTTAACAATCAGTTTAATTTTAATTGGAATCGTAAGATAACCTAAAGAAAAACTATTGTTTAAATTAAACTATATTAAAACCCTTTAGGATAAAACTTAAAGGGTTTTTTGTTTATATAACTAGGTGGTGAAATTGGCAAACACGCATTCCTGTCTCGAATGTTTACTTTTAACTAAAAGTATTTGGAGGTTCGAAGCCTTCCCTAGTTGCTATTCTCTCGTCTAACGGCAGGACTACAGTTTTTGGAACTGTCAATTAAGGTTCGAATCCTTGGAGAATAATTTGAGTCTATAGCTCAGTCTGGTAGAGCGTTACCCTGAAAAGGTAAGCGTCATAGGTTCAAATCCTATTGGACTCACAAACTGATAGTGTTCCCTGACAGAGGGAGAAAGCAACTGTGTATAAATTAAAATGGCTCCTTTTAGGAAAAATACTCTGTCATTTGGAAAGTTAGCTTAGTTGGTTAAAGCTCTTGACTGTTAATCAAGTGATCCTCAGTTCGAATCTGAGACTTTCCTCTACACACATAGATAGTTCAATGGTAGAACCACGGTCTCCAAAACCGTTAATCTAAGTTCGAGTCTTAGTCTTTGTGCAAATTATCTAACTAATAATATACCTAATATTAATCCTATTAATCCTGCTGTTAGAGTAGGTATATTTATAACAGGTTTTTTATCTTTAGAATCAGGTTTAAATAATTCTTCTTTAAGTAAGACAATAGTACTATCTTTTTTAATTATAGTTAATTTAAAAGATTCTATTTTTTGATTCTGTTGTACAATAACAGAATCTTGAATACTTATTTTTTCATCTCTGTTAGCTATAGCTGTATCACATACATAGAATTTATCTCTGATTATTCTATATATATCTACAGGTATAGTAACTGTATTATCAGAATTAAGTTTTATTTGACTAAAACTTTGGTAAGAAGATATTAGAAGTATTAATAGAATTAAGTTTTTCATTATCTTTTTTAATTTTAGTACTAACCACACTATTTCTTTTTTGTAATTTAGCAATAGAACTATCAAACTTTTCTTGTAATCTGTTATTACTTACAGTTATTAAAGAGTCTGTATAAAGAATACTATTTATTCTTTCTTGTTTGATTTGTTGTTCAAACTTTGCAAATCTCTTATTAATAATATAATTTTGTATAATTAATGCTGTTATAAATAACACTAATATTCCAAATACAATAAGGACAATTTTATAATTCAGTTTCATTTCTAGGTTCTTTAGATGTTGTTTCTTTTATAGTAATTTCTTGTTTAACTTCAGATATTGTATTTTTAGATCTTTCTATTTGACCAATAATATAACCACATATAGCTAATTCTATACCTGCCCATAATAAGAAATCTCCAGATACCATACTATCTATCTTATTCATAAGATAATATATAGAACCCCATTGATATACAAAGAATGCTATACCACTCTCTATCCTTTTTTTAGAAAAGTATGATTGATCAGATGAACCTATTTTAATAAATTCTTTAATAATCCATTTAATATTGGTCCATCCCAGAAACCATTTTTTTTCTTTTACCATATAAATGTATAAATTAACAATGTTATAATAGATACCAGAAAAGCATTTAATCTTATAGACCAAAGTACTTCTATATCTGCAGTAGATGTTTGTGAATTACTACTAAATCTATAATCAGGTCTGTTTATACGTCTAGCTGTTTCATAGTAAAATCCATCATGAAAGAATGGATATGCCATTGAAGAAATTCCAAAACATACTAAACTTTCTAAAATACTCATATGTACAAGATAAGGAGCAAGTAAATATCCTCCTAAAACAAATCCTGCTTTTAATACATATAAAACATGCTCATTCCATTTAAATGTTTCTGCTCCTTGTCTACCATAAAGAATAGCTTCTACAGACCCTGCTAAAGAAGAATAAATAACAAATAATAAATATATATATAACATAATTAACGTCCTTTAGGATATTTAAATTGTAATTCTTTTAAAGACATAGGAGATTTTTGAAAATGAGGTAAATCATATCGCTGACCTTTTTTGTTAATTAAACCCCACTGCCATCCATATTTTTGAAATATAGCTACAATTTCCATCCAATCAGCTTTACCATCTCCATCAAAATCTACGTTAGTTTCCCATGATGCAGTTTCAAATGTACCATCACCATTAGTATCTTTAAGTAATACTATATCAACAGCGTATCTATAGTTATGTATAGATTGTCCTGCTTTAGCATTAGTTACTATTAAACCTGGTCTTGTACGCCCTTGAGCATATATAAATGTTTGTTCTATAAAAGATCTAAATACATAAGCTAATCTAAGAATAGCTCTACCTGTTAAAGCTTTGTTAGATTCTTTTATAATTAGACTAAGCTCTGAATATAATTCAGGACTTATTTCTTTTGCTCTTTCTAATGTTAGTTTATCTTCCATTTTTTTTCATGTTCCTCAGTTATTAAGCTATCCAGCCGATTTGAAATAATATAAATTGCACTCTTTAATCTGTTTATCTTTTGCCCTTCATCATACAAAGCCATAGCCGTAATTATGACTAAAATAAACAGCATTATGTAAATAGACGTACTTGAATTAGGGCTTTCCTCACTCATCTTTCTTTTTATCGTGCTTTAAAAGCTCAGCAAGTATTGGATATTTAGTCTTGAATCGGTGCATAACAAAACGAAGTATCATAGGTAGCAATACGCCTATACTTACTGTTATTATTGTCAATGTTATTGCGCCAACAATATGAGCAAGGCCAACTAATCTATCAATACCTCCAATAGTAAGTATACTTATGCAGGTTCCAATAATAGGCTCCGCTTTCAGAGATGTTACGTCCCCCTCATAAATTTGAGTCAATAAATACTTGCAGAACCTATTCATTATACTGCTTCTGGTTTTTTGATTAATACTAATTGTCTTGTATTAAAGTTTATGTCTTTAACCATATAGTCTGATACGCTGTGCTCAGAAGCATTAATAGAAGTAAATAAGTTATCATTCAAATCTCTTAATGACTTTTGCGCCTTTAATTGGAAATAGTTATTCTGTACAATCAATTCGTTTAGGTCTGAAAAAGACTGCTCCGAAAGTTGTATAATTGCTTCTGTGCTTACTTCCTGTACTTCGATTGTATTTTCCATGATATTTTTTTTACAAATATAATAATTATTGAGTTATAAAGTAAGTAAATGTATATGGTGTTGCTGCGTTTAATGGCGTACCTCCAGATGTTAAGTCAAATTTTAGTGCTGTTGTGTTTGCGTCGCCAACATAAACCATTGAGGCCCCACTCAAAGCTGCTGAATTAACCCCTGAATTGTACAATATAACTTTAGGTGCTGCTGTAAATGGAATTGCAAATGTAACCGTTGCTATTGTTGCACCCAAAGTAGGTAATGTTCCCGTAGTTACCGTAATTACTCCACTTAAATCCGTTGCTTTAGTAATTGTAATAGTTGGGCCTGTTCCTGCTCCTGCACCTGCTGCAATAGTTGGGGCATTCCCACCACCAATCAAGTGATTAATAGTAGCGTTAGTAAAGTCAGATAACCATGCTACTGTTTGGCGTATTAATGAGGCAGGTGTTTGAAATAATCTAAGACCATTATATTCAACCGACCCAGCAAGAGGAGCACTTATAAGTGAACCTATTTTGCCTAACACTGTAACCGCTGCTGTTGGTGTTCCTGTAAGTGTCAAAAATGCTTGTCCTACAGTTGCAACAGGATAATCTCCATTGTACGTAGCTGGTGTAAACCCCGTAAGTGTTACTATTTGACCAACTACATAATTTGACTGCGGCTGTGCTGGAAAACCTAAAGAAATTATTGTACCGCTGCCGCTTGCTGAAGTTGGCTGTAGTAAATCAAAATTCATTGCAGGAGCTAAATGATTCCCCCCCATTGTTGTTAAATACGAGTTTGGATTTAGTGTTCCAAACCCAACCCTATCACCTATGTAGTGCGGAGTTCCATCTCCAGCCAATATAGACCACCCCACTTTTGTTGTCGAAGGTCTTACAGATGCAAACTGCGCAAAACCTGTTGTATTAATTTGCGCTATTGTTGGAGCCGTTCCGGCAGCTTGAAATATAATATTTGTTGCATTAGTATATTGCTGAAGGCTTCCTAAATGTATGCTTCCCCTTCCTGCTGTTGTGTTATTTAGTGGATTTATTATTAAACTTCCGGACGGGTGTACATAATGAACTTGAGTGCCATTTATAGCGTATTCCATAAAAGCATACTGAGGTGTACTTTGTGAGTTTATCCTAACAGATGTTTCTGCGGAATTAGGATTATAGATATCTACTGTATAATTTCCAACATTACCAGCTCTATTGAACCCAAAATTTGAAAATCCTGCTGAATTACCTCTTACACTAAATTGTATAACATCTGCTAAATTTGTACCAGTTGCAGGTGCTTTAAATAAAGTAAACGCATCTCCAACATTTGAAATGTTTGCTTTCCATGAGGGCAAAGATGCCGAATTAGGTGCTGATGCACCAGACAATAGCATTACTCTATTTGTTGCCAAAGATAAGCCTTCTTGACCTGCAATTAATTCGTTATACAAATAGTTGCCATCACCCAAGAACACCCCTTTGTATACGCTAGATGTGTGTTTAACAGGAGTTGTATTGTTTGTTGTGCCTACGTTAACATTATAACCGTCTTCTTGAAAAGAAATTCTTTGTCGAGGGAATCTAAACGTTAAAGCATTTGCAACTAAAGCCCCAACTCCTGCGTGCCCATTATAAGGCCAATGCGTGCCGTCCGAACTGAATTTTGCAGCTAATGAAGTTCCGCCATCTTTCAGGTAAGTAGTAATGTCAATTACCTGAATGCCCCACAAACCCTGCACTGTGCCAGTCAACCATGCGTTATATGTATCTATTACAGTAGGGGAGCCAGTCGTTACGGGAACTGTAGTAAATAAAGGTATTGATCCTATTGATCGGCAATAGTTTATTATTGTAGTTACATTAGCTTGAAATGTCGCTAGAGATACGCCGCCTGTTGTATCGTTTACTCCTATACTTAATAGGGTATATTTTGGCTTCAATAAACCTAATTCGGGTAAAGAGTTTATTGAATCTGATGTTTTATTTCCAGATGTACCAAGTTTTTCTACACGTATATTTAAAGTAGATGCTAAGTGATTAATCCATTCAAGCCCCGAAGCTCCTGCATTGTAACCATCTCCTAAACTATCGTGCACCACTGCTATTTCTGCACCCTCCTGAATCTTGCTAGAATAAGCAAAGTTATCAACTGTGTTACTTCCGCCAAGCTGAGCAAATGCAATACGTGCAACGGTTCCAAATGTAAATCCTGTAGTTGACAGGTCTGCATTTGCTGTTACCGCTACTTGATTTGAAGGAGTTGTAGTATTGTATGCTGTTAATGTTACTGAATTATAATTTCTAGATACTTTAACATGTATAGTTTCACCTGTCGCAAAGCTAACTAAACTAGTTCCTGAATTTGCTGCATTTGTTAGCGTTGGATAATCGTAATCAATAAATAATTTACCTGTATTGTCTATTTTAAAATATGATGAAGCGATGGCCCCCTTTAAAATAATAGCTAAACCTCCGCCTGCCGAATCTATTACAAAGTCAGCTTCAATATCCCATGTTTTTAAATTTACATACCAATCGTTTCTGAGTACATGCGTAGCATAAGATCCGGCTCCAGACAGTGCTAACTTATTTGCTGTTATTGCAACCCCGATCGCACCTACTTGTGTGTAATTCCCTCCTAAAGTTGTTCTAGTAAAGTCGTCTGAAATTATAACTCCTATTTGTTTGCCTGTTGATGCCTTAATATTCCCGTCCAATTTTTGAATGGCTGTAAAAGGTGTATCTGTAGCGGAAACAACACCAGGAAGCGAAACGTATCCAGTAAGTGCAGGTAAGTCAGCAAGAGTAAATACTACTGCTGCTGCTGTCCGGCCATTGAAGGACGTTAAGCCAGAAGGCCCAACTATTGAAATTATACCGTTTATTTTTTTTGCAATTTTAGCCATAATATTTTTAAACGTTAAATAATGTTAAATCTATAGGTACAATCATTAATGGGTATGAATTAGGAGTACCATGCAGCCCATCGACAGTAGCATAATTAGCCGTACCATTTACAATCCATTTACCAGAGTTTAATGAAGACTCAACCGTTGCAGCCACGTCAAATATGCCTCTTAATGGGTGTAAAATATTTCCCGTTCTTACTATATTTGTCCCTGTCGCTCCTGTCGCTGCTGCTACTTTAGTACTATAGTTTATTGGTGCCCCGTCTCGCATCCATGTATTTATAAAAATCCTTCTTGAGTCATTTACTGATGCCGTTTGATTTGCTATTGTTGCCCAGGAATCTGTGCTTGTCGTATATGGTGTAATTGTCGTTTGGTATCCTTTAATCCCGTGTGCATAATTATTATACCATATGTTAATATAATGCGATTGCATTACAGATTCGGAAGTAACAGGAAAGTCGTTAACTCCTAAATTAGAAATAAAAAGCTGTACAGAACTTAGCAACTCATCATAATATTTATAATTTACACTTAAATTTTTTTGAATTGAAGCTAAAGAACATCCCGGATTATTTAGCGATAATGTATTATATGCAAACCCAAACGCTCTGCCATAAATACCACCGCCAAATTCATATCTTAATGGAACAGGATTATTATCTCCTGATCCTGCACTTATTGAATCGCCGTATAGAGCTACAGAACCTTTAGTTGTGCTTCCAACCCCAAATATTGCAGTAGGCCCATAACAGTACGAGTTGGTTTGTGGAATAGTTCCTGACATTGTATTATCTCCTGCTAGAACTCCTTCAAATGCTTGCCCATAAGCATAAAACCCAGTAGCCGAAACCATTGATCTACACCATTTTTGACCTGAAACTACTGTCACACATGTGCGAATCCAATATTGAGTATTTTCAGGAATAAATATTTTTACAAAATCCGAAGCAATGCCAAAACCACGTCTTAACAAAACGCTATTGTCTCCATTTTTAAAAGTTATTTTTGTTAAAGTTCCAGCTGGATATTCTAGCGACGCTGTTAATGTCATATCGTCAGATGCCGATATTGTCGAAGATTGGAAACTATCATAATTTGTAAAGTAAACAGTCAATTCAGTGGATTTACCTATCATGTAGTAAGAAATTTTACTAGTCTCCGCTACATCTGTTGTTCCGTTAGACAGTATTCCAGAAACGTACGGAGAACAACTTCCAACCCCCATTATATTTTTATTTGAAAATGCTCCGAATCTACGTTGAGAAGAAGCTGTTAGTGTCGCTATTTGATTTGTATTTAAATCTACTGCCGTTTTACTCCCGAACCTTAAATCTAACTGGCTTAAAGCATTACTGTCAGATTCTACATACCATATATTAGAATCAAATCTTAATAAACAAGCTTGATTAAGAACATACAATACTAATGTTGTAGGCCCACTTGCTTTATTAAATGTCTGTCCAGATGCGCATGTAATAGTAACCGTATTTGTACTTCCTTGGGTTATGTGTTTTGCCCCCATTCTATCTTTAGATAACGGGGAACTTGGCAGTGTTATATTTACACTGTTTGCTGTTGTGTCGACTGGAATTAATAAATTAGAACTTGCTAATGTGGTATTTGCTGTAACTATAGTCGCTAATGTTAAAGCGTTTTCAGTATTACTAATCGGAGAAATTTGTGTAGTTTCTATGTATGTTGAATCTGGATTAAACTCAAATACCGTAGTACTTAATGCTGTACCAACAACTCGAACTACAATACCTTCTGTGTCTGGCACAACTGAAACAATAGAGCCTGCTGCACCTACGTAATATATAGCACCTGCTGTTAATCCTGTTGTTGTAAATTGACCTGTAATTAAACTAGAGCCTACGGCATTTACGGTTATTGCTGCTAGTGCCACTCTTAATTCTGTTGCGCAAGTTGCTACATTCAGACTTTCAGACTTCCACCACTTGCCATCGTTTTTTAAATATACTAAATTGCCAGATGCTAAATTTTCTCCTGCTGTAATGTTTTCAATTAACGAAGTAGCAGAGCCACCACCTGCCGAGCCGCCACCAGAAGCAGGAACTAGATTAGAGTCTAATATTCCTCCGCTATACATGTGTAAAACTGGCACTCCTGCTGTAATTATTTTTGCTTCTTTACCAATAAACCGAACAGCAGAACTTATTGCAGCGTTCGCTTCCGCAACGGTTGCATAAGGGCCTTTGTCTGTTTCTACTTCATACGGGTTTAAGGTCTTTACGCCTGCCTGTAGTTGTAATGATGGGGGAGTTTGTGCCATATATTAAGATATTGATATGTTAAATCTATGATTTGAAGAATATGCAACTGCAATGTTTGCTTCGTAATAAGGGTATAGCCTAGCTGTACCACCTGCATCGGTTACACTTATGTTTCCTACGAATGTGTAAGTAACATTTGCATTTGAAGCATCTAAATCTATTGCAGAAACTACAGTAGAACCTGGAGGAACCGCAACACCAAATTTAATACCCGTACCTGTATTTAGTTGTATTACTCCTCCACCAGTGTAAAACTGTGTTTGAGGTAATGCTCTAATTTGAGCAGATGTTGTTGGAGTACTTGTTGTTGCACCAAAAAATAATATGAATCTACCTACTACATTAAAGTCACCAGAATTGAATGTTCCTACAGGAGATGTATTATTTCCTCTAAGTCTCCAGCTTTGTGTTGCTCCACCAGTATTTAATTGAATTGTATTTATTGTTAATGTTTGTGTTCCATCATTAGGTGTTCCAGCTAACAAAGTAGTTCCTGCTGTATTATCTAATATATCTATTGTAGGTATTGTACCTGATCCTGAATTGATAGACCATGTCATTGTTCTAGAACCAGTTAATATTGTACCTATTTCTACAGTTTGTGCTTGACCTGTAAAATTAAATCCAGTAAAGCTAGGGTTTATATATGTAACTGTTAATAGTTGAATTACTTCAGTAAATGTTTTACCTGTAAGATTTGTACCTGAAGGTATTCCTCCAACAGTTACATTTGATGGAGAAACACCTGTATAAGTACTTCCACCACCACCGCTTCCTGCTACTTTTTCAACAAGATTTGTATCTGCAGTTCCACCATCCCACCAGTATTCTTTTCTAACTGTACCATCATCAATTGCAACTGTACGTCCAACTAATAATCCTGTAACACCAGAAACAGATCTTAGATAAAGAGTTACTTTAGCATTTGCATCTGCAATAGATAAATATGGTCCATAAAGACTATCTACATGATAATTTCCTGTTACTTTTAAACCATCTCCTAAATTAGTATCTTCTGTCATCTTTTTAAAATTTTATTTGTAGAGGAAGTCTACTGACTCTGCTAAATTACGATTTATTTGTGAGTATATAGGTGTAATATCTGCTATTTTTTTAAATATCTTTTTATCTCCTTTTCTTTTACCTTTTGTATATTCTTCCATAGGATTAGTTAATTGTCCTAATAGTCTAAATATTTTTTCTGAAAAAGATAGGGATTGGGCAGGTGATCTTAAAGTACGTCCTATTTCTATAGGATTTACCCAGAAAGATAATTCACTATATAATCTACGAGTTAAGAATGCTCCCATTAATTGAGTAGTAGTTTCTTCTTCATCATCATCTTTATCTCCTTTTAAAAGCATAGACAAAGTAAACGCAAGAAGTGCTATATTCAATTCGATCATAGTTCTTTTAAATCTTCCTTTTTCAATATCTGTCATACCTTCCCAGGTTTGACCTATAGCTTGCATTTTTAAAGTTTTAAAATCCTGATACATAGTACGTAAAGTACGTATTGTAGTTATATAATCCCCTTCTACATAGTGACCAAGAACTGGATCATAATGCTGAGTATTATAATTATCTTCTCCTATTCTATTCTTAATGTTTGATATACCTCTGTATCTTCTTTTAGCACCACCTACAAAAAACTTCTTTAAAGACACAACCATGTTACCTACTGCAAAACGTTGTAACTGAGATATATTAGTACTTGAATAGTTACCAAATTGATGTGATAATATCCTAGCAATACTTGCAGATATATTATATAATTGCTCAGGTTTAACTGCATCCTCATATCCCTCCTTAGCTTTTATTTTTCCATCTACTATATCAATAGCATCTGTAAACTTAACTGTAACACTTTCACTGTTAGTTACTTTAATAGTATCTAAATATGCATACATTACAGATCCTTGGATCATATGTTCACCACCTGTTTGAAAACTATAAAGAGAATTTACTTTTAATAAATTACTAGCTTTACTATTCTCAGAAAATCTATTATGTAATACATCAAAAGAATCAAGTACATTAAATCTTTCTAAAAGTATATTTGTTTTAGAATTAGGTCTTCTATTTCCTATATCACCTAATATGTTTTTAGTATCCTTAGCATATTCAGCTTCTCCATTTTTTAAGTTAGTAGTATTATAATATGTACTACTTACAGATTCAATGAGTGATGTTACTTTACCATGTAGTAAATTGGCTGGAGCAGATAAATAATTAAGAATCATAACTGTACCACTAGCCCAGTTATTTAATTGACCCACTTTCTTATTAAAACTTGCATCTCCTAACATTCTAATACCATAAAGTCTAGTATCAAGTAAAGATTCTATTGCTTTATATGTATTAGATGTACCTTCTTTTTTTACAGCTTTACCTGTAAAATTATCAAGTTTTAATTTACCATCTGGAGTATATTGATTTACCTGTCTTTCATAAACTAAATCTTTAGCAACTTCTAAATCAAGTGCTACTTTAGTTTTTTCACTGTAATTTTTACAAGTTTGATAATTAGCTAAACATAAAGTAGCTAGATCATAAGATTGATCTTCTAAGTTTGTTAAGTCTTTTCTATAATGAATAGGAATAGCTTTCTTTTCTCTACCTGCTTCTGTAGTAAATACATTAATAACTGAGTCTACAACATTACGTAGACTATTAATACCTTGTTTTTTATCTACTCCTTGTTCTTCACCTAAATCAATATCTAAGTTTGTTTTTCTAAATGAATTTAAAAAACCTTCTCTTATTGCAAACCAAGGACCTTTATCAGAAACTCTTTCAATAGTTGATTTTTCTATAGAAGGTAATTTATAACCTAATCTTTGAGCAAGAGGTACTAAATTATCAGCTTCTAAGTTATAACTTATTAGTTTATCATATAATTTAGCAACAGAAGAGTCTTGTTTTCTAAGTTCTTCTAGTTTTTTATATTGTGGATTTACCCATTTATTCTTAGGTAAACCTTTATCAGGATTAAGTACAGACTTATCTTTAGGAGATAACTCAGACCACATAGGTAATAAACGTTTAGTATTAGCTTTTGTATAATACTGTTTACTTAACCATTCGTCATATTTGTCTCCAAGTTGCTTACTCTTTCTTTTTTTGGTTTCTATAAAACTTTCTGATTCTACAAAATCAACTTGGCTATAAAATTTATTCTTTAATTTATCAGGAGTAGATTTCTTGTTTTCAAGTAAAGTTTTTATTTCTGCTAAATCTTTATCTGATACATTACTTTTATCAGAATATTTAGCTAATATTCTATTTACTTTATAATTAGTATCATCTGCAGATAAAAACTGATCCATTTGATTTTGAAAAGATTCAGTGTATTTACTTTGAATATTATCTTTGTTCCAAGCAACAGCCTCAGTATAAGCTTTTAGTGCTTCAGAAGAATCTTTATTTTCAAAAGAATAGTATTTATCCCATACTACCTTTTTCTGTTTATCAAATTCAGAAAAGTATTGAGATACGTAATATCCTGTAGTTTTACTTTCATAAGTTTCTAAAGATTCTTCATATAACTTTTTCTGATCAGTTGTATTACTTTTAAGTGTAATAACTTCTTTAAAGATTGTATCTACATCTGAATAAACATCTTGAGTAGCAGAAGTAACCGTAAAGTCAGCAACTGATAATTTATTTTCAAGTAATTGTAATAATTCATCATTTAAGTTTCTGCTATCTGTAACCCATAAATCTACTGCACCAATATCAGAATCTGTATCCGTTAATAACTTAACTATACGATCCTCTTCTTCTTGTATTAAAATATTATACTCATCAGCTATATGTTTGTTTATGTACTCTAATTTCTTTTGTTTTAATTGATCTCCTTTAAGAGAACTGTATTTTTTAATTTCTATTTTATTAAATTCTCTTTCAAGTTCAATACGCCTAGCTGTAAATATTTTACTTTCTTTTTTATTACTTCTAGCTAAAGCTATTTTAGCATATTTTTTATAAGTACTTGTTATATTATCAATATGTCTTTTAACAATATCTATTTGATTAATATAATTAGTATCTTTAAATTCTTCAGCAATAGAAGGATCTCTAAGTAATTCAGATACTTCTTTAACAGAAGAATATGCTTGACTATATTCATATATAGTTCGTAAATCTTCTAAAGTAAAATCATCTTTTTGAATTGTACTTTGTAAACGTTTTTCAAGTGCAAGTACTTCTCTAGTAGCAGTATCTAAAAATGAAGTTATAACTTTAGTTTGTTCAGCATCTGCTAAATCCGCTACAGTTTGTTTAAACTCATCAAAACGTTCTTTTTGAATAGGAGTTTTACTTTCTATAGTTCTAGAAATTATACTTACTTTTCTCTGTAATACACCTACAAGTTCTTTAGCTGTATTAGCTACTTTAGTTATTGCTTCAGGAGATAACTGTATAGAAAGATACTTCTTTATGTATTCTTTATTAACAGTATTTTCAACATAAGGATTAGGTATAAGTCTGTCCTCTACTAAACGAATAGGTAAAGTATAAATAGAACTAGTTTGAATACCCATATTCTTTAAAGCTTCAACTTGTAAACTCTGTTCAGCAACAATACTATCAGTTGTAAGTTCAGATCCTAAAGTAATAAACAGATTATATATATCTACTTTACCTTTTTGAGATACAGTACTGATTTGTATGTTACCAGCTATATTAACGTTATCTCTATCATCTACTACAGTATTTCCAATAAGTACTTTTTTACCCTCTTCAGTAAATTTATCTTTAAACTTCTTACAGTAAGTATATACTGATTCTATATCAGTATCATTCAGAAAAGTAAGGTAGCCAAATTTAGATTTATCTTGTTCTTTCTTAAATTCTGTTTTTACTGATCCTAAATCTAAGTTGTTATTTACTAGTTTAAATATCTCAAGTACAGATCTTTCATAAGATTTCTTCTGTAGTGTATTTCTAGGAAAATCTGTAGATACTAATTTACTTATGTTGGTATATGGTACACCATCTTTAATAAGTACATCGCTATTTTCTCCAGATGTAAATTCACTATTAGCAGAAAATAATTTATTATAAACTTCATCTTGTGTACCAAGCTTTTGTTTCTGATAATAATTAATTCCTTTAGGAGTTCCCGTACGTAACTTATTACCAAACATCTCTTTAGCTAATTCTTTAGCTACGTTTCTTGGTATACCTATTAAAGATTTTAATTTATTAAAAAAGTTATCTAACCATAAACTAAATTTAGATCTTTTAATGTAATCATCAAATATCTCTGCACCCTCTAATCCTATTGCAGTTGCTAATACTTCCTCACCTAATTCTTTTTCAGTAAGTGAAGAATACGCTAAAGCAACTTTATTCCATAATTCAGATCCTTTAAGTTGAGCTATTCCTTCAGCAATCATACTATCAGAATTACCACCTAACAAGTTAATATATACGTGACCAAATTCATGTATCACTGTATCTTTATTAACTAATATAGGATTAATTCTAACAGTAGGAGTTTCTCCAGCTTCATAAGGATCTACTCTACCTAATTCTTTCATATCAGAATCTAATACAACATTTGTATTAAAATTCTTTTTAAGACGTAATATCTTATTAGATAATCCCTGTAAACTTTCAAAACCATAATTAGATTCTTTTTGATAATTACCTGTATAGAAATCTGGTTCAGAACCTCTTTCTACATCTGCAGTTATTAATTTTGTAGAATCTCTTAAATCAACTAATTTTTCATGATAAGTTTTAAGTACAGTAGCATCTATACTGATAGATTCGTATTGTGTAGATCCTTTATATTCTGATTTTTTAAGCGTTAGTATTTTATCTTTTATACCAAATATTTCTTTAATTTTATTGTTGTAATCAGCAACCCATTTTCTAGATTTATTTATACTATCAGTTCTAATACTTCTAGTATAATATCTATTAGACGTAAAGCCTTTTTCAAACACACCTGAAGCTTTAATATCTTCTCCTACAACATGATGTACAGAAGTTAAGTAATCTTTAGTTTTACTTAAAGCGTTAGATATTTCAATATAGTTTGGTATTTTACAAGCCATAATTAACAAATTAAATCGTTTTCTAGATCTATTGATTCATTCAAAGATACATCTTTTTTTACATATTCTTTAAATCCTTCTATATCTTGTTCTGTACCTAATACATGTATTTGTTTTTTTGATTTTACAAAATACTGTGTTTCTTGTTCATTAGTTATGTTGTTAAATGTAGTTTTATTTTCTACATCAGGATTGTTTATTACAGCACTAACAATTTCTCCATAATTTTTAGCAGAATTTATACTAGGTGTAAAATAATAACCATTCCCTAATTCTCCAATTTCATAATGTCTATCGTCATCAGCACTAAATAATTCACTATTGTTTTTAAATCCTTCTTTTAATATTTCATTTTTATTATTTGTACCATGATAAACAATATCTGTTAATGTACTATTTGGAAATATAGTATCTAAATAATTAGAATACTGTTTTTTAGTTCCTACCTCTTTTAATATAGGATTTTCATTAAATACAAATTCTAAATTTTTAGTTTTAGATACATTTTTTTCATTAGTATTTTTTAATGGCGTATTAAATAAATTGTGCCATATATCTGATTCAGAAAGTCCGTCTTCAGCTAGTTTACCAAGTAGTATATTTGCTAAAATATTATTTAATTGGCTATTTAAATTTTTATTTCCATCTGCCCATTCTTGTAAAGCACTTTCAGCATTCTTTTTACCGCTAATTAATTCTTCTTTAGTATTTTCTTCAAAAGATAATAATTGTAAAGCTTTAAGTTCAGATACAAAATTAAATTCATCATTTTTATTTTTTATAAAATTTGGTAATATAGAATTTATATAATCAATAATTGCTTTTCCTAATGTAAAATTAGTATTATTTACTTTAGTAAGTTTATTTTCTGAAGTATTGTTATACGATTCTGAATTAGGAGTTTGAGGATATAAACTAACTTCTATTTGAATATCTTTAACTAAAAGATTAAATATAGATTCTTTATTCTCGTTATAAGAATATTCTACAACTCTATTACCATCTTTAGCAGAGTATCCTTTAATACCTATTTGAGTATACATAGGTACATTACTTATATCATATCCTTGAAGTTTATATAATTTACTTGTTTTATTAAAGATTTTAATTTTTTCATTACCTTTTGTTATAACGTTTTCTACTATTTCAACTGATTTAATATATCTACTGTATTCTATTTGTGTAGTATTATTAACTGTAGAATATCCTATAAAGAATTTCTTTAAAGAATCTTCTTTAATAGTAACAATACCATTTTTATTTATAATATCATTTTTATTAAAATCCTTGATATAATCAGAATCAATATTGTTTTGATAAAACTGTTCTTTAAAACTATCAACAATTTGATTATTAGGATTTTTCATAAAGTTATCCATATAATCACCAAATCCTATTTGTTTCAAATACTTATAAGGAATGTATTCAAAAAAGGATTTGGATGTAGGGTTAAATCCAGATGAATAAAACGCATATTTTACAAGATCTTCTGCAACAGCTTTTGTTTTAGGATTGTCTGAAGAAAGAAGTTCTTCCCAACTTTGAGTAATTTGATTCTGTACTGCTATAGACTTATCTCTAAATTGATTAATACCTACTGTTCCAGGAATAGATCCTTTTTGTTTCTGTATTTCTAAATATTGTATAAGAATATTATTACGTACAGTAGATTCTTTACCATATTTTAAATTATATATTCTATTAGCAATAGATTCTTTACCATAAAGTAGTTCTTTAAGATCTGTATTTTTAAAGAATTCTAATCCAGATGATACATAAGAATAGAATGATTCAGATACTTTTTCATTAAGTTCTAAATCAGTTGCAAATAACTTACCTTGATCTGAAGATATTTCTCTTATAGCTTGTTTGTTTACAGAGTTATCTGAGAATAAGAAATCTCCAAACATATTACGTAAAAGAGTAACAGAGTTTTCGTATGCTGCACCTAATGCACCATTAAATTTATTACTAAAATTACCTATTTTATTTTCAGAATTTACTTTATTAACTTGTTCAGATATAGTAAATGCTTCTACGTTAGATTTACCTGCACCATTTGTATTTTGTTTAGATGCACGTATTTGTTCTTGAAGAACTTTAGCAGATCTATCAAATTCTACAAACAAATCTAATATACCTGTTTGTATATCATTAAAGTTAGATACAGAATCTTTATTTTGTATACATGACTTTAATTTACTGATAGCAATACTAGCACTAACTTTATTAGATTCTCCTTTATATTTTGCTTTTACAATTGCTAAAACATCATTATAAGATCTAATTCTTCCTTTATTAGCATTAGTTAAAGTAACATAATCTTTAAGAATAGGTTGACCCATAAAGTTAATAATCCAATCAGGAGCAAATCCTGCACGTACTAACATCATCGTAGTAGATAATGTAGTATCATTAAAATTACCTTTAGTTATATATGGATCTTTAGCTATATCTACAAAAGCATTTGCAAACCATGAAAGAACAGAGCTTATTTTATATACTGTACCATCTTGAGTAGCTTCACAATCAAGTCCTGAGAATACAGTTTCACCTTCAATTGATCTGTTACCACGTCCTAAATCAACTCCATTTAATTTTAAATCCCATATTTGTCCTTGTACGTGATCAACAATATTGTTAGCTAATATACCAATACCTGTTTTACCACCTCTAAAAGATGTTTTAATGTTATACTGTTGCCCTGGAGACATAAAGATTAAATCTCTATTCTCAACTTTATCTACACCATGTAATTGATCAATAGTATCTGATAAGAAAGGTGAATCTAAAGGTGCTACTACAGAAAGATAAGATTTAGGATCTGATAATAATGTATTATAAAGATCTAATTTATAGTTCTGTAATCCTTCTTCAGTTTCGTTAGTTGAATCATATTTAACTTTTTCAATTCTACCTGATTCTTTATTATAGTTATAATTAGGAACCATGATATACATTTTATCTATATCAAAATCTGCTCCTGTTTTAGTAGTTACTTCATTATAAAGAACTACTGAATCACCTGCTTCAACTGGAAGTATACCTACAATTTCAAGAGAATCATTTGAAGATAATCCTTGATTTGGAATACGATATCCAATAGCATAAAGAGTATCTTTATCTATTTTAGAAAGTAACTCACTCTTAGACATAGTTTCCCATCCTTCAATAGATTCAACTATTGTGTGAGGAACAAGTATTTGTCCTTTAAGAGAAGTAATTCCTTCTTCTGTTTTAACTAATTTAGGAGGAGATAATTCTTTTTCTCCAAACCATAAAATACCCTCCTTAACTTTTTTATTTAACTCTGTATAACCTGTAGGTCTTGCAATACCAAAACCACTTATTTGAATAAGAGGTCCACCAGGCATTTTAAGTTTAACTCCAGAACTATTAACCATAGAGTTAAAAGCATTAGTAACTCTTTTAGTTGCTTGTGCAATTGCTGAAAAAGGGAAAGATGTATCTTGTAAAGTTTCTCTAATATTATCTGAAGCTCCTCGTTTAGTAAGGTCTTCCATAATATCTTTACGTAACTTTTTATAATTATCTGGTGTCCAATTATCTGTAAATTCGTATTTATCCTTTAATTTCTGCCCACCTATATCATGTAATTTAGCTTGTGTGGATTGTAAAGTAGCTATAAGTTCTTTACCAGTCATACCATTTGAATAAGTATGAGTAAAGTCTACATCTGATTGTACAACATTAAATATTTGAGAACCTTCAAGAGATTCATCAAATCCATGATAAGGTAGATCTTGTTGTAAGTAATAATTATAACTTGATAAGTTTTTAATCTTATTAAATTTAATATTACTATTTATATCTCCATCCGTACTTATAGATGTAGCACCTTGAGTACCTACTTTTTTACCACTTCTAAATATTACGTGATCTACAGAACCTTCCATAGACTTACGTAATTTATCAAGTGGAGTACCTACTGTAAATACAGGATTAAGTACTGCTTCAGATTGTTTATTATATTCTACAATACCTATACCTGGATTAGAACTATGAAACTCCATACCTGTATGTACAGATTTAAGAGGTTGCATAGCTAAATCAGATTCTTTAGATAATTTTCTAGCTAAATTTAAATTCTCAGTTGTAGGATTAGTTTCCCAAGTTTTTATAGCATCAAAAGTTTCTTGTTTAGCTGTTGACCACTTACCCCAACCTAATTGAGTAATTCTATATCTATCAAGAGTTATATATGCTTGAGCATCAGTTTCATTTACTTTTTTGTAAGCACTAAATTGCTCTGTTAATTTACTTAATTCAGATTCTTTAGACGTACCATTAAGTTCAGAATATATATCTGCTAAGTTATCTATATACTCAGGAGTATAATAGTAAGAAGCTATTTCACTATCCTCAAGTACTGCAGATCTATAAGTTGGTGGTACTACCCAATTGTTTTCTTTATCTCTATAAACTCTTTGAGCACGTCCTGTTGCAAGTATAAGAGGTGTTCTTTTCTTAATATCTGCAAATGGATCTATAGCTGTACCTTTATAAAATGCAGGATCACCATGAAAGAACTTAGTAGTTTCAACATTGTTTATTACTCCATTTAAAGTATAATCAGCAAATAGACTTATTACAGCTTCCTGCTCAGTCATAGTTTCTTTACGTTTAGAAACTAATTTATTATCAAGTGATATATTTTCTAATTCTAAGCCTTGTTTAACAACACCTACTTTAAGTGCTTCAGCTATTTCAAAGTTTAATACTTTTCTAAAAGAAGTATTTATATAATCTCTTATTAAAGTATTTTTAACAAAGTTATCTGATATAGGATAAGGTACACCTGATTCATCATAAATAGCATCATAAAGATCTTTATTAGATTCTTTTAATAACTTAGAACTTAATTCAGGGAATAAGAATACTCTAAATGCACCACCAGATTTATCAAACTTATCTTTACTTTTTGGATCATAATGATAATATTCTACAAGATCAGAAGTATTATTATTTTCTTTCCATGTATCTACATCTTTATGTGCTTGTATTGTTCTATTTAATTCATCTATTAAATAACCAGATAATATATCAATACCTGCATTACTTAACTGATTATTAGTATACTTTGCAGGAATTAATTTAAATCCAGCTATAAGAACATCTGTAGATTTATCTGCTTTAGCTAAACCTGTAGAATAACTTGATCTATCTGGAGTATCTATATTAGCAATTATTCTGTTTATAATATCTGATTTCTCTTCATTAGGTGCAAGATCTGTAAGAGAAGAACCTGAATCACCGTTATTTTCTTCTTTAAGAGAAGAGAATATAGAAGATGTTATACTACTTGCCGATACTTGATTAGTTTTTAATTGATGAAACCAAACACTATTTTTAAAGTAAGGTGTGTTAGATAAATTTTTAATAAAGTCAGATTCATTAATATTATTCATACTAGAAATAACTTTATTAAAAAAACTTCCATAAGAATAAGACCACTGTTTATTTCCACCAGCACCTACAATAGATGATTCAAAACCATCTTTTCTAAACTTAGCTTCTAAATTAACAACATATGTCATACCTTTTTCATCAGGAAGTACGATTGCAGGATCTTCTCCTAAAGATATTCTTTCTATAACTTTATCAATACCTACACTTTTACTTAATAAAAATGCAGATACTCTACCTTGTAAATTATCTGATTTAATACTGTTAATAACATAACTAAGTGAATTAACAGATGTAAATCTAAATCCTAAATCATTAAGAGTTTTATATATATTTTCTATAATAACATTTAATTCAGAATCTGATAAAGATCTTTCTTTAAGTTTGTTTTCTATAATAGATATTTTATCAGTTATAGATTTTACTTTAATCACATCTATACCAGAGTCAGTTAAAAAGTTGTTATTAAACAAATCAGACCATTCAGAAGTAATTCTATTAGCTACGTTTTTTTGATTTCCTTTTTGAAACTTGTATTCGTAGTTATATTTTTTAGTTTCTGCATTATATGCTTTAGTTAAAAGAGTTGTAGCAAAATTATTCTTAACTAAATTCATATCAGTATAAAACTGAGTACGTACTGTATCATCAGCAGAACTTAAATTATTATACAGTTTACTTAATTCAGGTCTAAATACAAGTGAATCTTTAATACGATTCATCATAATATCAAGGCCGTCTTGTTCGTTAGTTGGGTTTATATTAGATAATAAATCTTCTAAGAAAGACCAAGTACTACCGTAATCAGCTATTTTAACTAAACCAAAGTAATCATCTTTTTCATATATATTTTTACCATCTTTAATTTCTTTAATAGCAGGTAAACTTGCTACTAATAACTTAGTATTGTTTCTAGATGTTTCTTTGTTTGAATAATTATAACTTGCTTTAGTAGTAAGTGGAGTATAATTATCACCATCTGTTTCATCTAAACGCTGATCTTCTAATTCAGTATCTAACTCTTCAATAGTTTTTTTACTTATTTTAGTTTTAATACCTAGTGTTTGAAGTCCTTCATATAAGTTAGTTGCAAGAGGAGAATAGTTATCTATCCATTCAACTTGTTTTAAATCTATTTTAGGATTATTAAATATAGTTCTCCAATCAGATCTACAAAGAGAATCAAATACTCTTTCATATCTTTCTTTAAATGAAGAATCAGCTACATTATATACTTTAAATAATTCAAAAGTAGCTTTATTAAAATCTAATTTACTTATATCTTCTGAACCTAAATTCTGTGTAACAAAAGCTAAATAAAGTAAATGATCAGTTATATTCTTAGCTTGTTCTACAGATAAGTTATCTACTCTCTTATCATAAGAAGTAACTTTTAAATTTTGTGGTAAGACTTTATTAGTATAGAATCCAGAGTTAATATTTTTAAATACTTTATCTACAGTTGTTGTATTACTAAATACAGATTTAATCCATTGAAGTAGCTTTCCAAAAAAAGAAGACGGGGATTTATCAACATATTTATAATCAGCTTTTCCATCTGATTTTACATAATAAGCAAACTCATCTGCTAATAATTCTTCTGCTTGTCTATCAGTTAATTGTTTACCTTCAGCTACTTTTACTTTATTGTATAAACCAGTTCTTTCTTTTTCAGTAAGATATAATTGACTTACAGCATGAAAAGCTTCATGATATTCTGTTCCAGTACTAGCTAATCTAGAAAGTATAATCATACCTTCAGTAAAACGTCCTATAGATTGTGTACCATCTTTAAATATCTCAATAGCATCATTCTGTAGTTCTACAGGAACCATACTTAAATTAGATCTTAACCAAGCAATTGCTTCTTGTTCATTAATAACAGTAGCTTTAGTAGGTGCAATATCTTTAGAATCAAATATAGAAGGAGCTTCTAAATCTTCTCTAACTATAGTAGTGGGTTGACTTTCATCAGGTACAGATATAGCTTCTGTTTTAACAGGTATAAATACTCTTTGTGTAGTATCTGTAGAAAGTACTATAGTAGGTTGTATAAATAAATTACCATCTACTGCAGCAGTATTGGTTTTAAGAATGTTATCAAATAAGAATTTCTTATACTTATTATCAGCTAATAACTTTCTATTAACTTGAAAGTACTTGTTAGTAGTTGTATAATTTAAGAATGCTTCTGCATCTATATTATTAATATCTTGAGTTAAATTACCAAACGTTAATTTACTTTCAGATAAATATAGAGGATACTTAGCTGTAGCTGTTTCATTTTTACCTTCATAAACTAGATTCTCTAATAGAGTTCCGTATGTAGGATTATCTAATATGTTTATTAAGTTTTTAAGTATATCTGAATTAGAACTTTTAAATTCAGAAGATAAAGCAGCTTTACGTCCTTTAGAATTTATCTCTTTATAGATATTAAGTATTAAGTTAGATATCTCTGGAGTTATTTTACTATTCCATAATTTAACAGGTACAGATTTTCCATTAGTATTTTTATGTACGCTATAGATGTTACCTTTCTTTTTAGGACTTGGTAAATCAAAGTCTTCAGTTCCATCTGCTTTAATGTAATAGTTATCAGAAGATACTCTTAAATCAAATTCTTCAATAGGTAATTGAAAACTAGTAGGTACATTTTCAAACGTATCTAGTTGTTTAGCAAATACTCCACCAAGTACACTTGTAGTATAATCTATTTTTGTAATAACAGATGTACCTTGTTTGTATGCTTCTACTACAGATCTTTTTAAAGATAATAAGTTATCTATTTGTTCTTGAGTATTATATGTTTGATTTCTTAAAGTATTACTTGTATAAAGATAAGATATATAGGTCTTACCATTTTTACCCGTTAACTCTGCTTTAATTGGAATATTACCAATATCTTCAAGAGTATCTAATTGAGGTATTAGTTTAGCTAAAGATGGATTACTTTTCATGTAATCTAAATCAATTGACAAATTAATACTCTTTTCAAACTTCTCAGAAAAAGGAATAGGAGTTTCAATAAGATCTGTAAAATCTTTCTTATATCCTTCACGTAAATCAGTAGTAGGATTATCTCCTCTATATGATTTATAAGCTAATCTACTCCCAGGTAAGTTAGGTTTTAAATAATTAGCTTCTTCAGACTCTTCAATAGTAAATTCTTCAATTTCAATAATTATATTTGTACTTTCTTTTTTAGATTTTAAAGCAGCTAATTCAGCATCATATTTAGCATTAATATTATCAATATTTTCAAAAGCTAATTCTTTTGCTTTTTCTGAACTATCAAAATTAATAAATTCTTGAAGTTGATCATCAGTAAATCCAGAAATTTCTTTTATTAAAGAAAGTACTTTATTTTTAACATTTAAATCTAAAGAGTTTATTTCATTTCTAAAATCAGAGTCAGTTAAATACCATGTAACAACTTCTTCTTCTATTGAATTTCCTATTCCAGTATATCCTCTTAACATTCTACCTACAGTAGAATCTCCTTCTGAAAGTTCAGATATTCTATTAAGAATAGAAATAGCTCTACTTCTAAATTTTAATCTTGTATCAGTATCAAATCTGCCATCTATAAACTTATGTATTAATTCGTGTAATAAATTTCTATAATTTCCATCGGATGATAAAGCTATGTCTTCAGAAGAAATCCCATTTTTTGTAATCTTTCTATAAGCAGCAATATTTCGTAATGTTTTATCAAATATTATTTTTATTGTTTTATTAAATAAAGATTTTAATCCTGATGGTAAAAAAGATAATAATTCTTCTTGTCTTCTTCTTTCTATATCAGCTTTTTTAGATTCTATATCTTCACTTTCTTTAGTATCTTCAGTAATAATAACTGTATTTACATTATTCTCTTTTGTAATAACTGCCTGAGAAGGATTTACTACTTGTAATATTTCTTCTCTTTGTTTAGCTGTAAATACTTGTGTATTATAAAAGTTATTGTTATTATAATCTTCTTGAATGTCATACAGAGAAGATTCTATAGCTTCTATGTAATTAGCATCTTCTATAGGATCACCTTCAAACGTCCATACACCATCTATTTTTTTAAAGTATACTTGATCTGCTTTCCAGAAAATAAAATCAGGAGTAACAACTCCGTTGTTAAATTGTCCAAATACAATAGCACCATGTTCATGTGGATCTTCTACAGATACTGTATCGTTATTAACTAAATCAAGTGGATTAATAACTTTACCTTGTTTAATAAGTAGATCATTAAATTCTGAATCAGGATCATTTTTGAAGTTATTAGCTTCAACTTGATCAGGTGTTTCTATTGAAGGACTTGTAGGTTGTACAAAAGATATTTCTTTTTCTACAGCTTCTCTTTTAATATTATCTTCTTGTTGTTTTAATTCAGAATATTTAGATTTTAATTTAATTCTGTAAGCCTCTTTAGTAGATTCATAAGCATCAATAGGTAAAGTACTAGCAATAGTTTCTAATTCTGATACTGTGTTAGCTTTATCTATAGAATTATTAATCTTATTCTCTTGTATTTTTTCAGGATTATTATTTAGCTTATTGATTGTATCAATAGCTACTTTTAAATCCATATCTAAGGACGCTCTTCTAATTAGTTTAGTATTAAGCTCTTGATTATTTTTATCAAAACTATCTATAACAGATCTATCAGATCTTTTTTGTTCTTCTGTAGTTTCTACTAGTTTAGAATCTTGAATATCTTTTTTTGCTTTAGTAATAGATTCTTCAGATTTAGCAATATTATCGTTAAGAGCCTCTAATCTTTTACCAGTTATATTACCTGATTCTCTAGCTTTTTTAAGTGTTTTTAAAAGAGCTTTATTACTATTGATAGTATTTACAGCAGTAGCTTCTATAACTCCAGCAGGACTTAGATCAGATAATAATGGGATGTCTATAGATAATCTTGCAATATCTCCATCTAAAGTTCTTCTTGAAAAATCTTTAGTAGATAAATCAAATTTAGATTTAGCATAAGTATTTGCTAATCCTTTATCACCAAACTTTCTAAAACCTTCATTGTACAAATCTCCTATCTTTTTAGAATCTTCTATTAAAGTAGGAAGTAATTCTTTAAACTCTTGATTATATTCAGTACTGTTTTCAGCATTAAAAGCATCCATTTGTTCAGGACTCATAGCATTAAGTCCTTCTAAAAATTCAGTATGTTTATCTATGTTACCTAAATCAGAAGATTGTAAAGCAAGTTCAGTAGATAATTCTCTTCTGAATTCTTTAGCAGATTCTTTATCCTCAGCTAAATCAGCTTGTTTAATACTTTGATTTATATCTTTATACTTATCTGCATAAGTCTGAGCATTAATAATTTTTTCAGTATTAAACTCCTCTTCTTTTACAGAATCTTCTTTATTTAAAAACTTAGCAGCAATTGCATTTCCTCCTTGTATAACAGTAGAACCAAACATTCCACTTATTACAGAATTAAGAAATTCTCCATCTTGTACATCTTTTTTTAATCTATAAGATCTACCAAAATCAGCGTTAGCTAGACCACTATCAATATCAGATTGTGCTTTAGATTCTTGACCTAATATATATTGATAGCCTTCTTCAGCACCTTCTGAAAGAGCATCTGTACCTAAAGCAACTAAACTTTTACCAAATCCTTTTAAACCTTTATCTGCTATTTTAGTACTTGCTGGACTCCATTTAGATCCAAGTAAAGTATATTGAAATATATCTTGAGTAAGCATAGCCCAGTTACCTCTATATGTAGAAGCAGCAGCTTTAGAAGCGGTAGATTTAGCTTCTAATTCAGTGTAGCCTAACTCTTTATATTTATTATATTGTTCTTGATAAATACCATCTGCTTCCATAGAAGATTCTATTTGCCTTGATACAATAGCAGAACTAATTCCTTTAACAGCTAAATTTGCATACTTAGCACCTAGTCCTACACTATTGGCAGCTTTAGAAAACCTAGAAGCAAGTGTAAGTCCTTTAGCCGCATACCCTAATCCTTTAATTATTAATCCTGTAGGAATAACCATTGATAAAACAGATCCAGCATCTGCTAATCTACCCATATAATATCCCCAATCACCAGGATTAAAATCTCCTTGCTTTTCTTCCCAAATAGGATTATTAGATTGACTACTTTTTAAAATAGCATTACCTATTTCTGTCATGCTATTTGAATAAGCATTATCGTAATTATTAGCAATGTTTGAACTTTGTGCTAAAGATTCTATATAACCAGCTCCAGTAAATAAACCACCTATTCCATGACCTACTACAACTTGTTTTGCAACATTATAAAGCTGTTCTAAATTACCTTGATTTTCTGCTTTTTGTTGATTCCATGTTTTATCTGGAGTAACAAAATTGATATTTTGATCGGCTAAATCTTTTATATCTTTTTGAGTAATAGTAGTTGTAGGAGCAACAAGAGGATTTAACAAATTAGTTTTACCTATATTATCAAGTACTTGTTCTCTTGTAGGTTCTGGATTAATTACTAATTTATGTAATGGTACAGGTGTTACTTCTGACATATGTTTGTTTATTGTTTTTTACCGTATTCTTTTATTACTTCAAATAATTTTGGAATTTTTAATGCTTCTTGTATTGTAGTAGTTACTTTTGTTCCACTTTCATTTCTATATGTTATTTGTTTGGAATCATTATGAAGAGTAGCATCTACAAGAACATTGTTGTAATATAAAGGTACGTCATTTCCCTTACCTCTCAAATTAATTAATCCTTTATTTATTAAATATTCAGGAGCAGTTTGAGTAGCTGGTTTTACAGGAGACACTATATTATCAACACTAAATAAAACACTAACTCTATCTATTACAGTACCTGAAGCATCTTTAATATCAAAATATTGTTTACCTATTTGCTCACCATTATGAGGTGTTCCTGAGTATTCTACTCCTAATTTTTTATCTGCAACTGGTACAGCAGAAACACCACCTTCAATACCTAATTTTTCAGCGGCTAACAATGCCGCCTTTGTACCACCTTGTACTGTTTTTTGTTGGTATGGATCAGTAACATCAAAATAAGTAATATCATTAGAATGATTAATTACAAGATTACTTACTTTATCAAAAGCATCTGTTGAACTAAAATTATCAGTTTTGATACCGTTTAGAGGATCTTGTGAAAATGTATGTGTTACTTTGTTATTAGTAGCTTCTATGTTTCTATTATTTGTTTTATCAAAAGAATTATCAGGTTGCATATCTTCAAACACATTACTAAAATTAAATATATCCCCTTTCTTAGATCTATCACTACTATTTACAAATTGAGTACCAAAATATTCAACACCATTTACAACAGGATTTCCTTTGTCATTCATATAAGTATTTCCTTCTTTTTTACCTGTTGCGTGACTTCTAGCTAATTTTGCATAATCGTTTTTATTAATCAATGTAAGATCTGAATCAATATATTTATCATTCATATATCTACCTATATCTACAGACCTTTTAACTAACATCATACCAGGTTTATACAGTTGATCTACTGTTGTATTTATTGCTTGATCTACTCTTTGATTAACTGCTTCATTTTTATTAAGCGTTGGTAAAATACCATTTTTAAAATTATCTAAAACTGCTTTATCGTAAGTTTTACCATCTACTGTTTCAAAATTAAAATCTCCTGATTGAAGTGCTTCTTTAAGTTCTTTTGCGTTTTCAGGTCTAAGTGCGTCTAATAATTTTAATTTTTTACCATTATAAACAATAACATTATTTCTATTAATTTTGTTAACATCAAGTGCTCTTTCTATAGATTCTCTATGTGTAGCATTAATATCATCGTAATTTTTTCGTACATCAGTTGACGTGTCACCTGTTTCATTATGACCAATAATATCTTGAGTAGAACCAGCCATATTATTATCTAATTCTTTATCTTTTCTTTGAGCACCTAATTTACCTGTTTCACTTTCGTTTTTATCTACTTTTGAATTTGTAAATACTGCTCCTTTAACAGTACCATCTACTTTATCATCTATGAATTTAGTCAATTGTTCATCTGTAACATCTTCAGGTGAATTTACTCCTAAAGCTAACATTGCTTCATATTTAATACTTGATTGACTTTTAAGAGTTGATTGTAAAGAAGCTCTTACTTTTTTATCTGTTAAATATTCTGCTCCAAATTTTGTTAAATAATTAGGATCACTCATATCATACTTTTGATATCCATCCACTTTGATATTACCTACTGCTTTATCTAACAGTTCTGGAAACTTAATTCTTTGCCCGTGATTAAAAGGAGTAAAAGATTGTTTACCTGCTATTTCAGGAACATCATATTCTTGCATTCTTCTTTTAAGATCATTTTCCTGATCTAACCCATTAATACCACTTTTTTCTGAAATATCTTTTATGTTTTTAAACTGGTCTAATGTAACTTGAGTAGAATTATTTATTTTAGCAATACTACCATATTGTAAATCATCTTGTAATCTTCTACCTATTGCTTGTAATTTAGGAACAGCAAGTGCATAATTACCTCCAGCTTCTTCTAAAGTTCTATCTATTTCAGATCTGTATTGATCTTTTATTTGTTGAGCTTCAATTTTATGAGTATTAAATAAAGGATTAATTTTTATATTATCTGTAATAGTATGACTTAATGCTTCACCGGCATCATACTCAGCTTGTTTTTTAGCTAATTGATTACCTAAAAATTGAAAGTTAATAGGTTCATATGTATCAACATGAGTATTTTGATGTTGATTTATAATAGGAGACATGTACTCATTAATCGGCATAATTATTTTCTTTTGGTTTTAGTACCTGATTTATATACATACTTTGATTTTGCACTTGTATTACTTCCAGTTTTTTCAAACTGTGGTTGAAATCCTACTTCATCTGGATTACCAAAATAGAAGTTTCTATCTCTAAACGTATCAAGATATTGATTATCTCTTTCTTTTAAATTGTCTTGAGCTAATCTTTGTAATTTTTCTTGTTGTTGTATTTCAGATAAAGAAGCTGCTTCTGAAGCAGCAGCAGCTCCAAATGATTGTTGAGCAGCTCTACGTTTTGCAGCTACGTCATTATTATAATAAGCTCTTTCATAATTAATTTGATTCTCTGTATTAGATAAATCTACATTAGCATTTTGAATACCTTGTTTACGTTCGTTTTCTCCAGCATTTATTTGACCTAATTGATCAGAATAATTGTTTTGAGCTTGTTGACCATAAGCTTGTTGTTGACCGATAGATGAACCTGCTCTACCTGCATTATACAATTGAGTAGTTCTATTTTGTCTAGCAGCTTGTCTAAGAGGATCGGACATGTCAGAATACTTATATCTGTTAAGTTCTAATTGTCTATCTAAAGTTTGTTGTGGTTTATTAAGTGCTTGAATAGCGTTGTAACCTATGTTAGCATATCTACCTACGTTATTAAGACTATTCGCATTAAATCTACTTGTAACTGCAGATTTATCTGAAGGTAAGCTTCTACCACTTCCTTCAGGAATACCTAAAGTTCCTGTACCATTTAAAGAATTAATTTTATCTGTTGAATAACCTAATTGATCATAATTATTTCCTTTATCTATAATAGGATCTCCAAACATATCTGTACCAAGATTATCAGAAGCTAAACTTCTTTGGCCGCCATAATCAGGTATGTTTAATGAGCCTGTACCAATTAAAGGGTTAGCTTGAAAATCATATTGAGTTCCAGGATTAGTTCCAGTATAGTCATATACATTAAATGGTTTTACAAAACTATCCCCATCATATTTTTTAGTATTTGAATCAGATGGCATTTCATTACGTCTTTGTTCAAGTCGTTTATACGCATTTTTATCACCCTTCATTTTATAAAGAGAAATATCTCTTGTAACTTGTTTATAGTCTTTTTCACTATTTTGTGTATCAAATACAACATCTCCTTCAGTAGCTACAGTTTTAGTACCTCCTTCTGAATGTGGAGTAGTACCTAATGTTTTAATATTATAGTTTTTATCTGTATGTATTTCAGGATATTTCTTTCCTTCAATTTCTATTTGTTTTGACTTAGTATAAGATGATCCTTTTTTAAATTGATAGTTTTGTAATCTAGGATCTATCCCAGTATTCATATTTCTATCTGCTTGACTATTAATAGCAAGTGCTTTAGTATTAGCTAATTGAGCTTTATCTTTATCTGAAAATCCTTTAAGTGCTCCTGCAGCTCCACCTACTACTCCACCAATTGCTGTTCCCCATGGACCAGCTACAGATCCCATAGCAGCACCTGCAGCAGCACCACTTAAAGCTTGTGCTCCTACATCTGCTCCTGTCATAGTTGGTGGAACATCTACTTTCTGTGTACCTTTATTATATTTTTTCTTATATTTTTTCATATTATCTATAATTCTGTTCAAATAAAGATTTAACAAAGTTAAGAATAAAATCTTTACCTCCTACGTTATTGTATTCTAATCTGACTTCAAACCACTTACCTTTTAATTTCTTTTTAAGATTTGTAAGTAAATTTAAATTAGTAGGTTCAAATATATCAATATTAGGATTTACAACTATATCTCTAGGTAATCTTATTCTGTATTCTTTGTTTAAATATTTAGCTTGTGTTTTAGTAACATCGTAGTTTGGTATTATTGTATTGTTTATTTCTATAGGTATTAAACTTGTATTCTGAAAATCATTATAAACTTGTACTGCTGAAAACGTATCTATTGTATTACTATCTAAATCTAATACTTGATTATCAATACTAAGGTTAGTAAGTACTTTTGTTGTATCAAAAGGTGTACTTAAACTGTATTGTAAAATAGATGGATATATAGTACTAGTAAAATATACTCCAGGTACACCTTTGTTTAATTGATAATATTTAGAATTTGCTCCATAGTTATAAAAACAAAATGTATTTTTATCTCTTGGTATATAAACACTTGGAAGATAAGTATGTATACCCATCCAAGACTGTGAAAGAAGAGAATATGAAATAGTAAAACTATTATCAGTATTTACTTCTCCTCCAAAGTTAGATTTTGTTATAAGCAATCTTCTAAGATCTGCATCATAAGCAGAAGTTATACCATATCCATAAAAAGGATTATCTTTATAACTATCTCCTAATTTAAGTGAATCTCCTATATTTTTAAAGAAAGAGATAACTCCAGCATCAGATAATTCTGAAAGTCCTCCAGCTAATAAGAATACTTTACCTTGAAGTGCATCTACAAACACGTATCCAAAAGACGTTATTGTTCCACCATACTGAGATATGGATCCAGCATAACCTCCTTTAGAAGTAACTATTGTTTCAGAAGATCTAGAGAATTCTTTACCTGTACCAAGAACAACTTCAGATACATCTGTTGCAGCAATAAACGTATTATTATTAAAGTATGTTCTCCAAAGAGCTTTAGGTGTATGTAAATAAAGAACGTTATCAAATACAAAACTATCCCATATTTCACCTGTATTAGAAGGAATATCATGAAAGTTATTGATAGGAAACTCTTTATAGTAATCTACAGAATCATCTAAATTAGCTCTTTCTGAATATATTGATCTTGTTGCAAATCTACCTTGTACTTTAAAATCAAAAGACTTGTTTATAAAGAATTTAATTTTATTTTCAAAACTGTATTGTGTGTTGTAAGAATTAGGTTCACCTACTCTAGGATCTGTTTTAAGAGTACCATAATCTCCTCCTTTAGGATAAAACGTAGGTCCTACATTAGTAGTAACAGGATCTATAAATTGATGTCTATATTCAGCGTTAATAACAGATTCTACAAAAAAGTATTGTAGACTTCTAATATCATATCCTGTAGCATCAACCATAGTATCAATTGCTCCAGATCCATTATACACATAAGTAAATTTAGTTATTGCAGCAGCGTTTACAATAGTATGTCTATATGGTTTAAATTGTAAATTATCTTTTAAACTATATGCAAATCTACTTACAAATGTATCTCCACCATAAACTTGAGTTGTATCATTATTATTAGGAAATATAGATATTCTTTTAACAGGTATATACATAGCTGAAGAAACTGAACCATACTGTGAAGTATTATCAGAATATATATTATACAAGTTATTAGTTACATTAGAATTTAAAGTATAAGTATCATCACTAGTAATATCTTGACTAAGTGCTCCTACAGAAGAATATGAACCAGATGGCACTACAGCTTTAATATTTAAACTTAATACTGTAGATACCCCTAAATTTAACTGATCTGCTGTAGCAATAAATGTATCTTGTTCTCCGTAAGTATTATATATACTTTCTGAAAATGCAGCAACTGTAGCAGTAGCCCCTTCATCTATTTTTTTGGATTCTGTTATTACAGTATCAAATACTTTACCTCCTTCAGAAGTAATCGTTTCATAATCATTATATTCTGCGTATAACCATAATTTAGGATAAGTTTTAAGTATTGTATCTGTTTGAACACCTTTATTATCAAGATGATAAATAGAAGGTTTAAATTCTACTATTTTAGGAGCAAAAGCTTTTAATTTTTGTTCAGCTCTAATTCTTAAACCTTGTAAATTTATAGGATTTAATCTTTCAAATAAAGTATCTGGAGATAAAAACATAAATTCTTTGCTTGTAGGATTTTCAAATACAAAACCTGCAGATTTTTTACCTCCTGTATCAAATACTCCTGGTGGAATAAAGTTACTTACTGTAACAGTGGTATTATTAAATCCAGGCATTTTTCTTTTTACTTTATCACCTGTTGGATCTGCAGTTTTTTTATCATAATCTAAATATGAATCTACCAATCTATCTACAATACCTTGAGCAAATAAAGATGTGTTTTGATCTCCATCTCTACTTTGTCTTGTTATATAATATGCTTGTAAATCATCTTTTAAATTTGTAGGAAACCCTTTAGTAAATACAAGTTTTAAACTTAATATTCTAATAAATAATTTAGTTGTAACAAAATCTCTTCTAAAAGAAGGTTCTTGTTGTAAACTTGGCATTACATGATGAGTAATTTTTCTAATTGTACGTAAACTAGAAATATCATCACCTAATAAATTTCCAGGATAAAATTGATTAAAAGGATATTCTAGTGACGATATATATGTACCACAAACTCCTTCTGTGTTTCCTACTACAACTCCAGGACTATCTGGAATAGCTGTTGTATTAATTAAGGTTGTTTTATTATTTCCTGGTATATGATAATTAAGTGTGTAAGAAGATTCTTTTAATTCTCCTACTAATCCTAATGAATATCTTTCAGATCTTCTATATCCTTTTTTATCAAAAGTATTAAATTCATCTTTATAGTTAGCAATACCTAAACTAAGATTATCTGTAAATATAATTATATCTCCTTGAGTAATAGATTCTGTAGTAGATACAGGAGTTGTATATGTATTTCCACTTACAGAAGTTGCAGTATTAACATAAATACCATAAAAACTATATATAATAACAGGAGAAGTAATTATATATCTATAATTATTAGATGGATCTACAATTATATTTGTAGGTACAACTGTTACAGAGTTAACTCCTCCTGAAAATGTTCCAGATGAAATAGTCAATCCTACTGTAGCTACATTGTTATATACTAAAGTGTTACTATTACCTGCAGTACTTCCAAGATTATCTAATAAAGTAACAACTGCTCCATTGTATACTGCTGATATACCTCTAGGTGTAAATACAAAATTATTAATTTGATCAGATAAAGATCTTGCTGTAGTAATATTATCTACAGAATATTTAAACTCTGCGACACCTGGTGTAGGAGTTCCTGCAATAGCAGTAAATATTGTACCGTTTATATTTAAAGTATCTCCTGCTAAGTTAGCAAAACTTGTTATTGTTACATCTACTTTTGCGTTTATAGGTGGTATTATAATATTTATATTTGATGGACTAACTGTTGTTGAAAGAGGTTTATTAAAAAGACCATAAATAGTAGTATCTCCTTCGTTTGTAATAGAAAATCCTTCTAGTACAAATGTTGGTGTAGCATTAGAATTTTCTAAATATTCTTGTTCTGTAATTTTATATTTTACAATTATATTGTTAGCAATATCTTGAAGAGTTTGATCATGTTTAGTACTTGCTTCTTTTAAATTAGAAAGAATAAGTGTTTGATCTTTTTGTTCAATTGCTTTAGCTGTGTTATAACTAATATTAAATTCTGATATTTCTTCTTTAGTAATTATAGTATCAGAAGAAGTAAATCCTGTAAAAGTATATGGATAAGAAGTTGATGTTATAGGAATTGGTACTGTAGCCATAGCTTCAATAGTACCTGTGTTACCTGTGTACTTAATAGCAATAATCCTAAAAAAGACAAAGCTTTGATCTATATTTGTGATATTTAATAATATACCTTTATTTACTTTTGTAAAAAAATCTCCTCCTTCATATTTATCTCTTCCTACAGATCTACTTGAAGGAACCATAGGTATAATATTAGACGGTATTCCTGGAGTAGTCCAGTTTTTACTAGCTGTTTGATATTGTATAACAAATTGATATACTCCTGCAGTAAGAGTACTTGCTTGATTTTCTTTTACTCCTACAAAATTAACTATACCTGTATTTAAATTAGGTATAATTTTAATATTATCTTTTATATCTCCTGTAACATATGTTTGATTTAAATTAATAGCAGCAAAAGGAGTATTGTTATCTGTATAATACAATACTCTATCTCCTCGTATAAGTTTACGAGAAACACAATCTACAGGATAATTTACATTTAAATTTAATTCTATATTTATATCACCAAGTGGATCTAAAGCGTTAGGTACAATACGTGTGTAAGTATTACTATAATCAATAATACCTATTTGTGAATAACCTGCTGGATGAGCTAAACATAAAATAATATCATTTTCAAGTACAGATGTACCTATTATTTTAAATCCTGCAGGTAAAGTTGTAATTATCTCTAATGGTCCTTTTTCATTTTGAAGAGAAAACATATATCCTCTATCAGATATTTGTACCCAGTTTTGTAACTGAGTAGCTGTATCTGGAGATAATTGAGATGGGTTTATATCGTAATTTACACCTTTAGAAAATCTATTAATTTCTTCCATTTAAACCTAAAGTTTGATTATTATAAATATCGTTATAATTATTTCTTTCTGGATAGTAATTTGGAACTAACTTTAAAAAGTTATTTTTCCATTGTTCCATTTGAAGAGAATCAGGCATATTAGACTCAGCTCTTGCTTGACCACAATATCTAGTCCACATACTTCTTGTAAATCCAATATCATTTAATTGAGGATTAGTAAATAAGTATCCTCTAATAGATAATTGATAAACAATTTTCCAAAAAAGAGCATCAAAGAATACTACATCATCTGGAACAAGTGGATATCCATCACAATCCGTAGGAAAAGCAAGATAAGTTAATTGTAAATACCCACAATCAAACCCTACAGTAATACCATTATTATTTATACTAAATCTATTAGAACTATCTGAATTAGTAACTATAGGTTGTTCTGTTATATTGTTATAATTATATGAGTTATAGTTTATTTTAGATAATTCAAGTGTACCCATTGTAAGTTGAGGCCAATAATGAAGAGGTATGTTATGCCTTGTTTCAAATAAATTATCTAAGAAGCTTTGTATCTCTTCTTTAGTTTTAATAGAAAGAGGTTCACAAATAGGCCTGTGATTATTAACAGAAACTAATTTATAAAAATCACAAGGTAAAGCTCCTTTGTTATTAGTTATAACAATAGGTAACTGTTTAGTTTCATATTGAGCAAAACTACCTATATGATTAAGTCCTTCAGCAGCCCATTCAATAAAATCCTGCCAAGGAATTTCTTCAGTACCTAAACCTAAATCTCTTACAATTTTAGATATTACTGTATTTATAGAAGTAAGTTTATATATCATATTTTTAATGAATTTTTACTTTTACTATATACTTTATCTTTACCATTATAAAGTACTTCTTTACTTAAACGAAACTTATTACTTGATACTGGTCTAAAAGAATATAAAGTTACATTTTTAACTCTTTTTGGATTTCTTTTCCATACAAATTTAGCATGATAATCTTCATAAAATTCAGCGCCTAACATCTCTACTTTACCACTTTTATTATATTCTGCCCAATCTATTCTAGGTCTAAGTTTACTAGATTTATATTTTCTTATAAAGATATCTCCCATTGATTTAGGTAATCTATAATCATGGCCTGATTCAAGCATTTTATCAGCTATTAATTTGTGATATTCTGCTATTATTTTCCAGTATAAAGATCTATCTATTTGATATACTTGGGGATCTTTTTTGGTTAATATTCTATATACTTTTAATGAACCTTTGAAAGATCGTACTTTACCTAATATTTTTACTTTGGCCATCGTTTAGATCGTCTTGTACAATTGTTTGTAAAATTCTAAATTCTGTTTCAGCAATTAATTTTACTATTAAATCTACACGATCAAGCGATAGAGGATATTGAAAATCAAAATCTCTATTGCAAACTGCACTATTATCACAATCACACGTCGTAAACTCATTTGCTTTTTTAGGACTTTCAAATATTCCTCTTATATTAATATACTTTAATAAACTTGATGGTGGGTTCACTATATAAATATAATTGTTGTTTGTAAACCACTTAGGTAAATTACCTGTAAACTTAGCAAACTTATCCCAATTAATTCTATTAGCTTTTGATAATTGAAAAGCTTGTCCATCTATTGTACCTACAAAAGATATTAAAGCTGTAGAATTAAATTCAAAAAAAGAAGGAATTGGGAGTACTGTACGTAAAGTACATTCTGATATATCACAACAATCATCGTCTGATTTTTGTAAAGTAACTTTACCTAAGTTTTGTATGTCCTGACTTCTACTTGTACGACCACGATCTACATCTTGTTTAATGAGTTTAGCTCTATAGTAATCTATTATAAAAGCTAATTGAGCATCAGACAAATCTTCTCCTGTAGATTGTAATCCACCAGCTCTAAGGTTTTTAATGTTGTATATTATCTCTGACTGTAACATTATTGTAAAGATATAAAAAAAGGGGATAGTTTCCTACCCCCTTCTTCAAACCAAAATAAACAAACTAGAAAGTGTTTATTGCTGGAAAACCTACTGAAGTTGCAAAATAACCATTAAGAATGGCTACAAAATCAGTTACAGTTGTGTAACCAGCTTGTTCAGTAGTAGCAGCAGGTACTGTTACTTGAGCAATATAAATAATAGTTTTTAAAGGGTTATTTTGAGTGTCCTGGAAATCTCCTCTTACTTCATCAGAATGTTCGATTACAATTGTATCATAGTTTGCACCTTGTACATAGTAAGAAGCATATTGAGGAATTGGGAATACAGTTCTATTAGTAACACCTAACCAACCAGCAGCAAAGAAATATGCGTCTTTTACTTGCTCCCAATAACCGTTCCCTGGGAACATTTTTTGAGTAGTAGTTGCAACAACATAATTACCATTGTCTGTAGAAATACCAAAAGAAGAATCAAACTGAACTTTAGTATAAGTATCAGTAGGAATGTTTGGAGCAATTGCTAAACCAGTTAATTTAAAACCGTAAGAAGTAATTACTGTCATTTTACCGTAAGCTACAGCAGTAGCAGATGGGCCAGCATAAATGTTGTTAAGAACAATAACGTTACCAGTTACAGACTTGATAGTATAAACAGCAAATGGAGCTGTTGCACCACCAATACGAATTGTATCACCAGCAACATAACCAGAAGCTGCACTTGAAGTTACTGTAGCAGATCCATTAATTACAGATAAAGTAGTTAAACTTACAGTGTAAGTACCGTTAGATACTACTTCAATTTTTACATTGTTAGTACCACCTGAAAGAGGAAAATATCTTTGTTCCGCTTGTCTTAAAATACCAAACGCTAAATCTGATAAAGAAGAACCTGTTGCAGGAGTTTTGTAATGATAAACATCTCTTGTTTGTTGCTCACCATGAAAACGTCTACCATCTAAATAAGCAACTGTAAGTTGATATTCTGTATTATCTAATACAGCTAAGTTATCTGTTCCTGCTACAGCATTAAAACCTAAATAACTAACTTGTTCAGAAGGTGCAGCATATATACCACCTCTATAACCAGAAGTATACATACCTCTAATAAGACCAGAACCTACAAATTTTCCAGGACCTGTTCCTTGAATAACTCGTACACCTGCACTTCTAGAAATAGCGGCAGCAGCAGCAGCGTTTGCTAAGATATTACCACCTTCATCTGTTACAAACAGATCACCAGCAGAAATTGTTTGGAGGGTAGTATTTGCTGGAAGGGCAACGTTTGCACCATCTCCAATTAAAACACGACCTACTCTAGTGTAATTTGACATAATTGTTTTTTGTTAAAAGTTAGAATTTATTCTACTGAATTGTTAGGTATTTGTATTGTTTGAACTCTTTGTGACATGTTGTTTTCTGTAATAAGTGTTACTGCAAGTTGAACTATTTCATCATGAGTATGTTCACTTATTTCAAATTGTATATCTGTTGTAGGGACTGGGTATTGTGTTCCGTATTGTACAGATATTGGATATTTTATAAATGTAATCTGAATATTGTTAACTACAAAATCTGGAGTCAATATATATATAGAATTATCTTCATAATATCCTTTTGGGTGATTGTAAGTAGATTTATTAAAAGGATCTGTTTTAATTCTTTCTAGCTTATCTTGATCTACTAATTTTAATTCAAAGTTATCTGTACAAAGTCCTTTTGTTGTATTAATATGCACTTTAACAAAAAACATGTATTTATCAATAGAAGCTATTGTAAATAATTTATCATCAAATAAACTATTTAAAGGTACTATTGTAATGTTTTCTAAAGGAGTAGGTTTACCATACTTAGTTTTAATAAGTGCTTTTAAATCCTCTCTTCTTTTTTGTATTTCCTCATATCCTTTTTGATATAAATTGTTTATACCATAATGAGTTTTAACGTATCTCAGTTGTGCTTTATTTAACCAAAGATCAGCCTCAACTACTCCTAATTCAGGAGCAGTTGAACCGATTTTATCTAAACCAAGTTGAAGATCAATATGTGCTTCAGCTATAGTCATTTAGTCTTTTGTATTTAAAAGGTCATTAAGTTCTTTTTTAATTCCTGTATAAACAGTAACATTTGCTTTTGCAATAATAAAATCTGTTGCATCTTTAAGACCTTTACCTAAAAATACTTCTTTGTAATAAAAATCTGCAAAATTACTTTTACCATCTCTTCTTACAATACCATAATTTACAGCTTTAGTAAGAAAGACTTTATATTTTAATTTTTCATCTCCAGCAATAGATACAAACTTTTCAAAATTTGCTTCCATTTCACTTCCTAATTGATCTTCTACAATATCATCAGATACATCTTGTGCTGGTTTACCAAGCATTAAAAGAATACCTCTCATATCACTAGGAGTAAGTGTACTAAAGATCTTATAAGCTTCTTTCTTATGTTTACGCCCTTCATTACTTATTTTAGCCTCTTCATCATCACAAGAAAGAACAAATTCAGCATCTGCGTTTTTATCAGCATAACCATTCGCTATTAGCTTATTTATTTTTAAAAATTTAACGTGAAACTCATGTTCAGGATTTTCAGTATTAAGCACAAGTCCATCTTCACCTATTGATACATGAAAAGTTACCCAATAATCAGATTTAGGAGAAAGAGTTCCTGGTTGCATTCTAAGTGCTTTTTCAAAATAAACTTCATCATCTTCTGTTAATCCTGTTACAGGATCTCCAGATGTTGCACTTAAAGGTGCTCCTATTTTAACATAAGTATTACTGTATCTTGTAACCTTACTGAACACATCTTTACGAATTGGTTTTAATTTATATTGCATAATAATTTTAGTTTAGTTTGTTGTTTTGGTTTTTAAAATAACAGGGAGAAGGTTTGATTCTCCCTGTTAAGTATATTATTGTATTCTCATAATAAGCTCACCACAAGACAAAGGATCTGCAAGCATAATACCACATTCTGAAGCAAAGTGAATATCATAACCATCAATACCTGAAGCTCTAAGAGTACTTAAAGATTTAGCTACACCGCCCATTGGATCAGTAGAACCAGCTACATGCCACATCATCATTTCTGAATCAGACAAAGCAACTTTACGAATGTTTGATTTACCATCTTTTGCAGCACCTGCATTCATGATAGTGAATCTATAAGATTCTAAAGGTTTTTTAGTCTTAGGATGTAATGTTCTGTTACGAGTAATGTCATCATATGGATCAAACTGTTTAACAGAAAGAGACGTACCATTTAAGAAATGAACTGTTTGGAAGTAACCATCAAAATCAAGAGAGTCGCCAGAACCAGAAATAAATGTACCACTATTAGTTACAGTAATATTATTACCTTTAGCATGATCTTTAATAGCTCTATCAAATTCACGCATACCCATTTTACCTGTAAGAGCAATAAAATGTTTATCACCACCCCAAGCATTAGTTGAATAAGATAGATCAAGTAAAAACTCATCTAAAATATCAAATGTAAGGCTGTTATAATAACGTCTGTTTGCAGGAGCAATTTGTTGACGTAAACCAGCCCCTGTAATAACAGGTCTTCTGTTTTCACCTTGTACTAAATGTTGACCATCGCTGTTTCTACTAAGAGTAGAATAGATATAAGATTTATCTAATTCACGATACCAAGCAGACATTGCAGCCCACTCAGACATTTGAGTCCACAATCTAGTTTTTTGATCAGGATTTTCTGGATTAGGTAACTCAATTGTCATTACAGTTTTAGCTGCATTACGAGTTACTTTAGTTGTTTTACGGAAAGTACTAAGTACGTTACGTAATTTAATAGGAGTTTGGAATCCGTGACCACCACCTTTAATAGAGTATTCTTCTACTGTAGAATAGTCTTTAGAGAACCTAGCACCTACTGAGATTTGAGAAACATCCAAGAAAGGAATATTTGGATCTACAAGAACTACAGAATACACAAAAGAATTACCATCTTGATAAGGTTCAGAAGCTACACGAACTTGAACACCACTATCAGATACAAGTACATCTGTTGCATCAAACCATTTTTCTTCTAACCAAATACGGAAAGGAATTTGACCATACCCTGGAGTTGCTCCACCATCAGGAGATGTTACAGATACCATGATACTTCTTTCATTTTGAGAAATAAGATCCCACTCATATTCTTTTTGGTTTACTGTAACAGTATTACCAATACCACCAGTCAATAATGTTATTACATTATTATCTTGTCTACCAAAAGCGTATGAAAGAATAGATCCTACTTTTTCAGGCTCTGATAGATATGCGTTTACCAAGTTATTAGATTCCTCAAGGCCATTAAAGTCTCTTGATTGCATCACTTGTAAAGGCGAAAGCGTTTGTTTTTGATTAGCCATATATTAATTTACTTTTTTTTTACTTTTACTTACCTACTGCCCAGTGAATCTTTAATTTAGATTTATTTTCTTCTTCATCTTGTTTTGTTATAACTCTAGGTTTAACTAAACTATCTCTATGAGCACCAAGAGTTTTTTTAATTTTTTGAGTAACACCTGTTACAGCTTGTTGTTCAAGTTTTTTTAAGTCAAATCCATTCATTAATAACCATGCAAAAGCAAGTTTATTTTCTTCAGTATTTGCTTTTTGTAAAGGAGTAAGTCCTTGTTTATCTGCTTTAGAAATAAAGTCATATAAATTTTGAGCTTCTTTTTCTTTAATTTCAAACCCTTTTAAAGAACGAGTAGAAAGAATTGTCTTTCTATAATCTTCTTGAACACGAACTTGTTCTTCTATTTTTTTAGCTTTTTCTACTTTAAAAGATTCTATCTTTTGTTCAGTAGTTTTTTTACTAAATTCTATTAGTTTTTTTTGAGCAACTTTAGCTTGTTTATCAAGATTACCTGCTTCAAGTGTAGATTTAGCTACATCAACAGCATCTTCATATTCATAACCCATTGACACTAAATGATCTATTACGATATTAAATTTATTACGTTGTACATCTTCTGTATCACCTTCTAAATCAATATCACTATAATCAATTTCATTTTTAGTTTCTAAAAAGTCTTTTGCTGTACCACCACTTTTAATAAACGTAAGAAGTTCTTTTTCTTCTTCTGGTAGACTAGCTTCAAACTTTTCTTGTTCCTTTTGAATATGTAATTGAACAGCTTCTTTTAAACCTTCTTTAGAATCTTCAAATTCAGCATCATCATCTAAATCAAGTATTCCTTCTTCTGCTAAAAAAGAAAGAGTTTTAAAGTAAGATGTAGTATCATCAATTACTTCCTCAATTTTTTCTTCTTTAGCTTCTTTAGCTTTAGCTTTTAGATCAGGAATTGGAGTATCAAAATCATCATCTAGATCTTGTACGTCTTTAACGTCAACAATTTCTTGAATAATTTCTACAGGTTTATCCTGTTTATTTGGTTCAGAGTTATCGTCTGCACCACTGTATTTTTGTGTTTCTAGTTTCCACATATTTATCTTGGTTTAAATTTATGTTTATTTATTTTATTATAAAAGAGTTTTTCTTATAACAAATAAAATATATTTTACTGTTATGTATAAAACTCTACAATCTAGTTTTAGTTTTTAGGTTTACTTTTAGCTTTATATCTAGCAATCTCTTTATCAGCTTGTATTTTATCCTTTTCTAAGTTTCTATTCTTAGATGCTTCAGAAGATTCATGTTGTAATTTCTGAGACTGCATGATTTGTTTAGAAGCTATTTCAGATTGTTTCAAAGCTATCTTACCTTGTTCAATAACATCTGGTGTACCATCATTATCTATATCTTTATCTTCAGAAAAACCAAGAGCTGTAAGTGTAGCAAGATCAAGTTTATTCTGTCTATCAAGTTGCTTATTCATATTCTCATTATCTCTATCTGCTTGTTTATCTGCTGCTTGTTGTTGTAATTGTTGTTGAGCAATTTGATTTTGTTGTTCAGCCGCTTTTTGTTGTTCTTGTACACGTTTATCTTCAGCAAGTTCAAGATCAGCAGAAAGTCTAGATATAGATTTAGTTTTATACATTTTAATAAGATCAGCAAATTTAAGAGTACCATTCTGCATTGCTGCTTGAGCAAGACCTTCAATTTTCTGATATAAGATTTTATCTTCTAAACTATTAGATACAAATACGCCATATTCACTATCAGAAAACTTATCCATATCTATGTCTAAGAATATTCTCTGCATATCATCTAATATGAAATGAATTTTTTTAGAACCATCATATGCTATCTTAGCTACTTCTAATAGTTGTGTAAGTACTTGTTTTTTAACTTCGTTATGTAAATAGAAATAAGGTTCTGTAATATAACTAGATTGAGATACAGCACGTTCTATTCCTCCTTGCGTTTCAGAGCTGAATGTTTGCCCTTGTCTTTGTCTGTTAACTCCAGATATTTCTCCAATCATATCTTCTAGTTTATCCATTATACCCATATATTGTACAACTGTCTGAGACATTGTCATATCAATAGATGTAAATTGATTAAACTTAGAAACTGAATTAGGATCACCAGGTCTTCCTTCTTCTAAACTATTAATATATGCTATACCATGAGTATCAAATTGATACATCCATTTATCCATATTCCAACCTTGTGTTTTAGGAATAAGAGCAAGATCCATTACAAACTTTTTACCTTTTGATTTTGCAATCTCAGCTTCAAGTCTGTACCACATAATGTTATATAAATACTGATATGGTTTCATTAAATCAACCATAGAAGTACAAATACTATTTGTAGAATTATACACTCTACCTATATATGGTAATTTAGATTCATATGGATTATCCATAGATCTAAGTTGATAAGGAAGAGGATTAATATCAGCATAAAAATCGTCTCCTATTTTAGTACCTTTCCAAACTTCAGTAATCCACTTCCATTCTAATTCAGCACCTATAGATATAAGTTCTTCAGAAAGTTTAAAAGTTTCATCTTCCATTACTTCAACTAGTTCTCCAGTTTCAGGATCCATATAAGATAAGAATCCTACTCTTTTAAGAGATTTCCAAACAACAGTTGTAACTGTATGATATGTTAAAGATGCTCTATCTGAATTATATTGACTATTCAGTTCTTTTTGTGGATAAGCTACTCCTGGATAAATATTTGTGTTCAATTCGTTAGAAGATGTAAAACTTCTATTATCTAATTTTGTTATTTGTTCGTCTGTTAAAAATTCACCAAACTCATCTACAATTTGACCTACAGACATAAACCTATCTTCTTTTGCCCAATCACCATTTTCTACACATGGATCATCTGGGTTTTTATCAAAGTCAAAATTCATAGGATTTACTGTACGTAATCTAGGTTCTTTACCTACAATACCAGCATAATAGATTTCTTCTCCTGATATTAAAACATGTTCCCAACCTTCGTTAAAGCGTAACTTTAATTTCTGATCTTCTTTAAGATGCTCTAAGATTGCATTACCCCATTCTTCTCTTATATCTTTAAGAGACATTTTTATGTATTTTTCAGCTTCCGAAAAAGTTTGTGGTTGTTGGTCATCAGGATTTTGATTCGGAATACCTGCAGCACGTTCTACAATTGAATTCGCTACTTGCATTAAAATATCCTTTTTCTTCTGTTCTTTTTGATCTACTGCTTCACCATTTTTAGCTACTACTGTAAAATCAAAAGGTCTTGCAGTTTCTTCTCCTTTAAGTAAATTAATCTTAGCTGCAATAATATTCATTGATCTCATCTGAGCTGGTTCAGCACCATTCATATTAGAATCTGCACCATATGGATTAAGTACATATTCTAAATCTTTAGGATCAAATATTGAGTTTACTAAGTTATAATTAGTTTTTTTACGAGATCTAGTAGTTCTACCATTAGATCTTGTCTGACCAAAACTAGCTATGGCATCTACTGAATTCTCCCTCCACTTCTTTCCTTTTTTGGATTCAGCTAATTTCTGTGGAGGTAAAGATGTATAAAAACTATTTAACATATGTTTTATAAATTATTTCTTCTTTGTGCTGGTATTTTAAATGTTCTTTCCCAAAAAGGGTCGACTTGTATTCCTGCTTTTAAATTATCTATTTTTAATCTATGATTTTGTAATCGAAGTGAAATACATAACATAAACGCAATTACTCTATCATAGTTTAATTCTTTATTTCTAGAGTATGATATTAACTCTTTAAGTAAAGGTTTACTATATATTTTATGCAAGTTTAGTTTACCATCTCCTGCTTTTTCAGATAACCAATCTCTAGTAAATACTTCAATTTCATCTTTTACACTTTCTGTCATATGTTGTCCATATGTTCTACTTACAGAGCTGTTTTGATTTGCTTTTAAAATAGTAGGTGTATTTGCTAGTAAATGTAATGAATTATTATGTTCAAAGTGCATTTTTATACCATTTTTTTCATTTTCATATAAACATGATGCTCTATAATATAATAATAAACGTCTTGTTGTTTCATAATATTCTTTAGCTGTAGAAGGCCTTCCTGTATATTCTGCTACAGGCCATTCATATATACCTTCTTCTGTCATAAAGGTTTTATATATAAATGTAGATCCTAGTGATTCACTATTTTTAGCACTATCTTGATCGTATGGGTCATTACCTGCTATATAAAGACCATAAGGTATTTCTCCATTTATATATACAGGTTGTTCCCATATAACAATACATCCTGCAGTTGCTTCTCCTTTTTTAACAGGATAATCTGAAGGTCTGAATTTATTATCTAAATCAGGTAACCACTTAGGTCTACCATCAACATCTATAGTTAATTCTCCTTTAGCTCCTTCTAATGAATCATCTTTAAGAGATTCTAAATAATTTAACTGTTCTTTTAATTCTGTAGTAGGAAATATATTACCGTCTACTATTAAAAATGCTTCAGAAGGTTTAATAGGATTATTTTGCATTTCCTTACGTAAAGGATCTTTAGATTTAGCTTTTTTAAGAAGTTCTCTTTTTACAATAATTTCTTTGTCTGTTTTTTCAAAATTTAAAATACCTTCTGAGTTTCTATTAACATTAAATACAAAATGATAAGGTACAAAAAATCCTATTTTACCAGAATTTTCCCAAGTATCTTCAAAAGCTAAACAATCATAACCTTCAGGATCAAAAAATATTCTTTTAAGTGCCTCTGTAGCACCACTCTCCATCTGTCCTCCTGTTCCGAACATCCATATAGTACCAAATTTATTTGGTCCATTATATGTAGTATCTTTTAAAGAACCTAAAGCTTGTTCTAGATTTCCCATAAAACCTACTTCTTCTAGAAAAATTACTCCAGATGCTGTACCGTTACCTGCTTCAGGATTATCTGCAAAACTTCTATGATATATTTTTGAGTTAGATCCTTTTACATCCCAGTTAGCTCCTCTTTTAACTTTATATTTAGCTGTAATAAATTTACCGCACATTAAACTCCCATCAAATTTTTTAGAAAAAGGAGATGGATAAAATTTATTTCCTCTTTCTTGTGCTCCTTTTAAATTATCAAGTCCTATTTTAAATTTAGATATTAAGTCAGTTGAATATTTACTATCAATAGCGCCTACTAATGTTTCAGAAGAATAAGGATTTCCTTCTTGTTGTCCTCTAAGATAATCATCATAGTTTGTAGCACCATCAAATAAAAAGTTGTATCCTATACCACATGCTGCAATAAAACTTTTACCAGTACGTCTAGATTCAACATCACATATATTTTTAGCATTATTTTCAAATAACGGCTGTCCTAAATCTGTTCCATGATTACGTCTAAGATATGTACGAGCAGGTTCATATTTTTTAAGTACTCCGTTATTATAAATATTAGGATATCTATTTTCGGGTAAAAGAACTTTTATTATTTCTTCTGATTCTTTATTGTTTTTAAGTATTTCATTACAAGTGAATTTAGTATCTTCTTTAAACCCAGAGAATCCTCTAGCTTCTGTAAATACATAACCTTTTTCCCATTCAAGATCTCTTAAAAATGGATCCCCTACTACTTTTTGTTTAGAAAACTCATCTTTATTTAATTGTATTTTCCAAAAGTTTATATAAAAGTAAATAAGTCCTGGCATCCACTTACCAGAACTCCAATAACCTTCAATACATTTTCTCTTTTCCGTCTTCCACCAAATCTTATATTCCCGACTCAGGGGATTCATGTTCGGTATTAGAGTTTTGAAGTTTTCGTTTGCGACCCACATTTCTTATTTGTTTTTTTATATTTAATTGAAGTAGTTTACCTTCACTTTGATAGAACTTACCAAAATGAGGTAAAGCATAACCATCTTGTGTACTATCTTCTATTGTATTTTTTAGATCTGTATAAACAGCTTCAATTACTTTTTCTACTACATATAAAGGTATGTTAAATTTTTTAGCTACCTCTCGCATAGATTCCATTCTTATATTCGACTCCATTAAAATCCATCTCCCTGGTCTGAAAGAGAAGCCTCTCCTCCACCTAAATTTTCTGTATCTATCTCACTAATACTCAATGTTTTTTGTATACGATCAAAATCATCATATAAACGTTTAGTTAAACTCATCATTTTTTCAAGAGTATCTACTGTTCCAGCTATTTTAATGTTTTTACCTGTTGATTCATCAAATTCAAAAGAATCCATTGTATATGGATTATCTTTAATAAATTTAGCTCGTTCAACCATTTTGTCATCCCATTCTCTAAGAGCACGTTGTGCAATAGTATCTTGTAGTTTACAATAGAATTCAATTAATTCATCACAATCTTTTTTGTATTTATCGTAGTACTTCTTATCACCAAGTATATCTCCTCCTAATAATTCATATTTATTATCTGGACCTACTGTATGTAGATTATAGTATTTAGAGTTTATATCTGTAGACATAGCTATAAACCACATTACTTTAGAAGACTTCTCTTTCTTTTTAGAACTATCTTCATCATATAATCTTTTAGTAGGTCCAGCAAGAGTTAGTTGAGGACATACTTCCCAAAAAGAAAGATTTGGTAAAAACTCTTCTATTATTCGCATATTTCTAATTGTTTTAAAAGTACTTTTAATTCTGATTTGTTTTTAATAAATCCATTAAATTTAACAGAATGATTTGGACCATCTATATTAGAACCACTATCTAAAGAAGTAATTTTTAGTATTTTAGTATCTGTATTAAAATGTAGCCAACCAGATTTGGAATTAGTTTTCCAAATATCTCCATATTTGAATTCTAAATTATTTTGATATTGATAATCTTGTTTAATAAACCCTAAACTTTCAATATCTTCTTTATTCAAATACTTGACTCTTATTTCATCTAATCTAAATGATAAAATATCACCTGATTTAATATAATCATCAATCCATAAATAAATATGGTCTTTTGCAAAAACAAAAGAACTACCTGATGTTTTAACTTTATATTGATATTCAAATCCAACATGGAATTCTTCTATAGAAGGTGTATAATATTTATCTATCATATAATATTAAATTTAAAGGTTATTTCTGATACAGGTATTAAGAATGTCGTGATACTTAATTCTTTATCTTCTTCTAAGATTACATACTTTTCTTTAAGTTGTGTAAAGTAGTTATTTAAACCAGGTTCACTTATATTCATAGAATCTCTTACTCTCTTACGTGAGTCTGTAGAGAATAGAAGTTTATTAATATACTTAGGTTGTAATCCATCTGCAGCTAACTCTAAATAGATATTAACTAATTCAATTACAACATTCTTTTCCTTGTCTGTAAGCTTAAAAGATCCTACCCATAAGTCTACATAAAACTTAACGTACTCATCTTGAGTTACATCATTACTAAATACTCTCATATTTCTAATATTTTTAGAAAGTAAACTAATTGAACTAACTCTTTTCCTATAAGAATTTGATAGTAATCTACTTTTGTGTTATTCTCTCTGTAAAGATAGCTTATGTTCTCAGAATCAACTATTGCTTCTTCAACTGATTCGTACGTATAAGTTGTTTTTATTAGCTTATCCACTATATTATTATTCTACTGTTTGTTATTGGTCCTGAGCACATGAAACACATCATCCCACAATTTCTTTGTTTATTTGCAAATTCACATGGACATAATCCACCTTCAGTACTCATTTCATTTTTAAACTCTTTTACAATAGAATATACTTCTTTTTCAGATACATTATATTGTTTTGCAGAATATCTAATTCCAGAGTTTAAAGCAGTTTCTAATATATCTTCTTTATTATCCATTTAATTGTTCTTTTAAGACTACTTTAAGTAGTTTCGTTCTAACTGATAATTCACCTTTCCAGAAAAAGTAAGGGGAGAGTATGTAATTTCCTTCTGAAACTAACAATATCTTTTTATCTATTAATCCTCTAAAAGCAGTTGAAAAACTACCATTATTAAGAATCTTTTCTCCTCCTATAATTTCTCTAAGCTCAATTCTTCTTTTAGACGTTATATATAGTTTATTTGTATTATACTCTACAATCTTAAATAAAGCAAATAATAACTTTATTTCTGTAGGAGATGTATCTGTAGATAATAATACAGAAGCAGAATTAAATATAATTACAAAATCCTCAGCTTTAAGTCTTTCAAAAGTTTTTACAACTTCTCCAGTACTTTCATCTAAAGTTTCTGTAATTATATTTTTCTTCCAGCTTGTCATCGTTATCTAATCTCTAGTACACCAAAATAATTTTCATATTTTTCTATAAACTCTTCTTCAGTTATTAATAGAATATATGATTCTCCAGATTTAGTTTGAATATTAACACATTCAATTTCTATTTTATCTGTCATATAGGTTTTTCTGAATGTTTCTACATCAGCTAAATCTAGATAAAGATCAACTATCATAACATCAGCAGATTCTTCAGAATTAGGAATACCTAATCTATCTAATTCCTCAGACTGTGCTATATCGTATACTTCTATTTGAAACTTATGTAATACTTTCATCGTTTTTTATTTCTTTAATAAAACCTTCTAATTTTTCAAGTACTTTTAAATACTGATTTATTACTTCAATCTTTCCTTTTATAAATTCTGTTGATTGTTCATAACTTATTATATTTAAATGTTTAAAACTATTGTTAATTCTTTCAATAACAATTTCTCTTAATGTAACATAGGGTTTTAAAGATTCCTCTTTTGTCATATTAACTAAGTTTATGTAAAACAGTATGTATCATAACAGATTCACAGAATACACCTGAGAACTTCACAGGAACACCTGGAGCAGCTACAATAACATAATCACCTATTTTATAATTAGGTTCATCAGGATGAGCAGCAATTACTCTAGAATAAAAACCATCTCCTACAGCATAATCTTTAGTTTCAAGTAAAACTAGTTTACCTCCTTTTTTTAGTTTCATTGTAGCATCATCAGGAGTTTGTATAACTAGTCTTCCTAAAGTAGGTGTACCTTTAACTACAGGTCTTTCTGTTAAGAAAATACCATCAATCCATTTTAATTCTTCAATTTGCTTTTCCATTGTTTGTTTATTTTAATTTATTTAATTGTTTTAATTTCTACTTCATTTTCCATCATACTTTTAACTATAAAATCTCCAGCTATTACAAGTAAATCTTCAGTACCTGCTAATTTTTGTTTAACTTCTTCATATGTTAAAGCTGTAGAACTATGAAATTCAAATTCATATTGATTTATTTGCATTTTTTGACCATCAAAAAAGATAAACATTTTATCTTTTTCAATTACCTTTCCTCTATACTTAAAAGGCATGTGATATGATCCTAGTTCCATATTATTATTTATTTGATTGTTTTTTAATTCGTTGTAATTCAAATCCCAAGTGGAATTTAGCTTCTGATAAGTGAGTAAAAGTATTAGTTACACAAATAACCAATTTTCTTTTAGTTGTTGGTATAACAAACTTTTCTACTTCTATAATAGTATTTTCTATCTCAGTTTTTAACCAATCTACTTTTTCAATATGATTCATTTCTTGATAATTTTCAGAAATAAAATCTTTTTCAATAATTTTAGGAATTCCATTTACTTTACCTAGACAGACGCCTTTTTTATTTAAAATATCTACAGTAGGTTCAATATCAGATACAGTTTTATATCCTGATTTATAAGGTGTTTTATCACCTAACTCAAATAATACTTTACCTAACCAAGCTTTTGCTAGAATAAGTGAGTTATAAGACTTGTTTATTTCTTCAGAATTGTAATTTGCATAATGTCTATAACCCTCTTTGTTTTTTTCAAATAAAGGTAATAATCCTTTAGTCAATTGAGCTAATCCATCAATTTTAACACGTAATTCTTTAATTTGATCTATCATATTTGTAGAGATTTATTCACAGGGTAGTAAGTTTTATACTAAAAGTAAAGAATACTGACTTTCAGTACTCAAATATAGACTAAAATTTGGAGTAAAGCAAACAAAGTTTGCAATAGACCAAACATATTTTGCTTTGAAGCAAACTTACATGTACCCTCCAAGTCTGATTATCAATTACTTAACAAGTAATATGTATCTTATCTGATATACATATATTTAATTTAATAATAAAACAATAAAAACAAGGAGGACGAGCGAAGCGAGACCGAACTGTGTACATAGGTAAGAGTATAACAGATAAGAATAGAGTCCTGAAAAAGGGATTGTGGGGTAGTTTGAAATTTAAGATCCTGGTAGAGATAATAATTTTTTTTATTTTTTAAAAATCATAATTATTTTTTTCTGTGGAATAGATATCTCTAGCTAGACACCATATAATACCCCCACTTAACATTGAGCTGACTTACCCCCGTATGGTTAGTAGAACGTTAAGGATTTGCGGGAATAAAACATGTTCTTAACATATAAATAATCGTCTAACAATCAGTTAGTACGTTACTTCAATCCAGAAAAGGAGAGAGTTGAGTTATCAGTTAATCAATCACTTACAAGATAAGCTATGATATGATCCTGTCGTCTCTATTCTTTTCTGGATATTCAATAACATATACTATTGCCCTCATACATAGACAGTTAACTACATAGATAACAGCGTAACATACAGATAATCATACTGTTATAACGTATCTATTGGGTTGTAGCGTGTAATCCATCATAACTACCTAAGATTTTATGTTGTAAGTGACTGATAGAGTGATGGTTAAACCTCTCTCCCACATATCTCTCTCATACTAAAACCATACATAGTACATACAACGCATATATTATTGAATAAATCTAAACATTCTTAAATCATACATAACTAACAATCTAAACACATACAACTATGAAAACTCTACAATTATCTCTACAATCAAACAAAAAGACTATTATCACAGCAACAGTATGTACAGTATACTTTGTACTTATGACTACTCTTGCTATATCAGTTTGTCAATAACACTAAAAACCTTGGTACACAATATCAATACATTATACTGGGCAGTAAGATCCTTATATAACTGTAAATGAATTGTGTACCAAACTCTTAATATTATATAATTCCATTAGGATAAGATCAACCTAAATCATATGATGCTGACTGTAAGTGACTTGTCTACCTAGGATATAGAAAAAGTACCGCAGAGGAAAACTATAAGTTATGTAACAATAACGAAGATGTAAGTACAGAATCTTGATATTAATCATTGATAGATAAAGCAAATTATATAATATTAAACTCTTTACTCTAATCAAGTAAATAAACTCCTATCCAATTAAACAGGATAATATCATGATATTATAATCATATTACATAAACAAAGCCAGGTTAGTGGAGTAATTACCACAAGTTATCCAGCAAGGGATGAATATGTAATATCAAGGGTTGTAACCTTGTAGAAGTTCTATATTCATATGAATATTCGGACCACAACGTCTGTGGATTAAAACAAACAATTAAATACTACAATCATGTCAACAACAACTTACAACACAAAATTAGCTCAAGCTGAAAAATTAGTATTAGTACAACTTGGTAAAGTTAAATTACCAGTAGCATCAGTAACTTCTCCATTTGTAAAAGAAACTGCTGTTGGTAAAATTGACGGTTACAGACACTCAATTCTTATCAACTTCGCTGCTTACGATCCACGTAATGCTGAACGTATTGCTGAAGCATTCCAAAACGGTGAATTAGAAGAAGCTGATATCAAAGGTATGACGTTCACACACGAAATCCTTGTAACTGACAGCAATCCTAATCCTGCTATCCCTGTAAAAGGTGATACAATCGAAGCGATTATCGACTTCGCAACAAAAGCTGGCGAATTCGTTCTTGATTCTGCAGAAAACAAAATTATGTCTGTTAAATCATACATGGTTCCTGCGGCTAAAGAACTTAAAGCTGGTGGTTTATTCAATAAAGCTTCTGCAGATAGAGTTTCTATTCCTGTAGAATCTGCTGAAACAGTAACTGTTAAAGCTTAATTAACTGAGGGAGATTAATTTCTCCCTCTTTATTTACTAATCTATGTCACAAAAAACTATACTTAGACTAATACTATTAGTTATAGTATTAGCAATAATATTTGACTCAACTTTTTAAAACCTACAACTATGGTACAATATCAAGGAATAATCATGACCGTAACTGATTATCAGAACTATGACAAGAAATAACATAAAAAGAACTTTAATTAGTTCTCTTTTCTTTATATACAACAGTTAAATTAAGATCAATAAATGAACAAATCATATAAAATATTAAAAATGCAAAATGAATCATTAGGTATATATACTAACGATGAAAAAATGGATTATATTGCAGATTTACCTAAAAAAGCAACTTGGTTTAAAAATGGTAATATTATAACAGATAAAGAAATATCAATAACACCTATGTATGATAAATATGAACCATATACATTTAAATACAATGCTGTTTGGTTTAAATGCCCATTATGCGATCAATTACATATTTCCAACAGTTAAATCTCATCCAATAAATGATAACACACATTGAAAACAGTCTTAAAATAACCTCTTTAAAAGAATTAAGAATAGTATTTAAACCTACGTTTGTAGAATTATATCCTAATCTATCTGGTAAATCATTTAATTATCACTTTGATAATTATATAAATAATATATTATTACAGAAAGATAATTCCTTTCTTTTTTGTGATACAATAAAAGATGAATTAGAAAGATTTAAATGGTATGTAAATAAAATATACAATAATTAAATTTCATTCAAACTATGAACATAAACGATTTTAAAGATTCACCAAAAAGAGTTTGGGTAAATGCTCCATCTACTAATCAAATTCATAATAAAATACATGGTAAAGTAGGTATTGGTGTATATAGAAAATATAGTAGTGGACAAGAAGTTGTTTATATATATTTTACAGAAGGAGATACAATATCTATGCTAATAAGCCCAAACTTATTAGAATTAGAATCATTAAGATATCCAAAACCAAGTTAAATCTCATCAAACTACCTAAACTTTTAACACAATGTTTAAAATAGTAAATATTATATCAATAATACTTATTGTAATAGGAAATATTTTATACTTTAAAAAAAAACCAAACTATTCTATCTTTGAGGCTTATTATACTTCTGTATATCTTATAATTTGTATAAACGCAGCAGTTTTAGGAGTTAAACTTGCAGAAAAAAATAATACTGGCAACAGTTAAATTAAACTTAATAAATCAATAACAATCTTCAATCTATCCAGTTCAAAGGCTGGAAACTTCTTGGGTGACGATTGCACATACCTTAGCATTAAGGCTCGAACATGGGACCGAGTACCTCGTAGCAATTTGGAAGTAGTTTTGATGATCGTTGATAAGTAAAACATCAGTCGTGAGATGGATATTGTTGGATTATCTAGAAAGCTAAACGAATAGCTAGACTTAAAGTGGCAATCGAAAAAACAAAATCACTTATCAACGATAAAAACCATAGATTTAAATAATACAATAATGGGAAAATTATTAGAAATACTCGAAAAACAATTAAAAACAAACAACATAGATTATAAAACAGATGCTAAACACTGTCTTATAATTTATAATAAATTAAAAGAAATAAATAATAACCATGTTTGGGAATCTGATTGGAATCCTTTAACAATAGTATCGTTTATAGGAAACTATCCAAACTCTGAAAAAATATATAAACCCAATGCATTAGGATATATTTTTTTAAAAGGAATTAATTAAACACTTTAACAACATAACTCATGAAAAATATTAAATGTAATGTAGTTATGTTAACTACTGAAAATCCAAGTGAAATTGCTTTAGATATAAAAAATAAATGGCTATATAAAGGTCATAAATTATCTTACAATCACCAACATCTTTATA